ACCTGTATCTCCTGTATCACCTTTTACACCTGTATCTCCTGTATCACCTTTTAGACCTGTATCTCCTGTATCACCTTTTAGACCTGTATCTCCTGTATCACCTTTTAGACCTGTATCTCCTGTATCACCTTTTAGACCTGTATCTCCTGTATCACCTTTTACACCTGTATCACCTTTTACACCTGTATCACCTTTTACACCTGTATCACCTTTTACACCTGTATCACCTTTTAGACCTGTATCACCTTTTAGACCTGTATCTCCTGTATCACCTTTTACACCTGTATCTCCTGTATCACCTTTTAGACCTGTATCTCCTGTATCACCTTTTAGACCTGTATCTCCTGTATCACCTTTTACACCTGTATCTCCTGTATCACCTTTTACACCTGTATCTCCTGTATCACCTTTTAGACCTGTATCTCCTGTATCACCTTTTACACCTGTATCTCCTTGTATACCTACAGGCCCGATAGGTCCTTCAGGTCCTTCAGGTCCTTCAGGTCCTCTAGATCCAGCAGGTCCAGCAGGTCCAGCAGATCCAGCAGGTCCAACAGGTCCAGTAGATCCAGTAGATCCAGTAGATCCAGTAGATCCTCTAGATCCAGCAGGTCCAGCAGGTCCAGCAGATCCAGCAGGTCCAGCAGGTCCAGCAGGTCCAGTAAGTCCAGTAAGTCCTCTAGGTCCAGAAGGTCCAGAAGGTCCAGCAGGTCCAACAGATCCAGTAGATCCAGTAGATCCTACAGATCCATTAAATCCTCTAGGTCCAGAAGGTCCAGAAGGTCCAGCAGGTCCAACAGATCCAGTAGGTCCAACAGGTCCAGCAGGTCCAACAGATCCAGTAAGTCCTCTAAGTCCAGAAGGTCCAGAAGGTCCAGAAGGTCCAGCAGGTCCAGCAGGTCCAACAGATCCAGTAAGTCCTCTAAGTCCAGAAGGTCCAGCAGGTCCAGAAGGTCCAGTAGCTCCTCTAGGTCCAGTAGGTCCAGTAGCTCCAGTAGCTCCTTTAGGTCCAGTAGGTCCTGGTATATCAGCTGTAAGATTAGTACCTAAGTTATTTGAGTTTTTTAAGTTTTTATCTAAATTTATTTCGTTTGTATGAAAATGTATATTTATATACTTACTGTCCATTCTAATATATATATATATATATTAAAAATTAAAAATATTAATAAACATGGATATTCATCCGGGTTGAAATATAAATATTTTAACGCACTTACATTTCAAGCAAAAATAGATAAATAGACTATATTATTGCGAGCCAATTAAATTGTGTTGATGGAAGTGTTGAATATACAGTAAATTGAGTTGTAGTAATACCACTTACAGAGATAATAGATTGAGGATCTTGACTTTTTAGTGTTATAAATACGTATGGTGTTACTCTAAACACATTTGGAAAGATAATAATTCCGTCATAAGGTGCATAATTACCATAATTACCTGAATTCGTAGATCCATAACCTACTTGTCTTGATGGATAGGATACAACTTCAAATGTTCTATTATTATAGTATAAGGAACTATAATCACTATTAATACTTGTTATATTACGTATAGGTAATACATAAAATGAATTTGTGCTTATAGAATTTAAGATAGAGCCAGAAGCATTTAATATAATTGTGGATGTATGTTGATCAGAGCAACCAGCATTAGTTCCAATTGCTATTGCATTAGAACCTTGATTAGTTTGTCCAGCTTGATATCCAATAGCTATTGCAAATTTAGATTGATTATTACATCCAGCATTACAACCAATAGCGATTGAATTACAACCTTGATTAGTTTGTCCAGCTTGATATCCAATAGCGATTGAATTACAACCTTGATTACTATAACCAGCATTAGTTCCGATTGCTATCGCAAAATTACTTTGATTATTACATCCAGCATTAGATCCAATAGCTATTGAATTAAAACCTTGTTTAACATTACCAGCTTGATATCCAATAGCTATTGCATAGTTACTCTGATTACTATATCCAGCATTACACCCAATAGCAATTGAATTACAACCTTGATTAACATTACCAGCTTGATATCCCATAGCTATTGCAAAATTAGATTGATTATTACATCCAGCATTACAACCAATTGCTATTGCATTAGAACCTTGATTAACATTACCAGCTTGATATCCAATAGCTATTGCAAAATTAGATTGATTATTACATCCAGCATTATAACCAATAGCGATTGAATTACCACCTTGATTAGCATTTCCAGCATTAGAACCAATGGCGATTGCATTAGAACCTTGATTAGAGTAACCAGCACTAGTTCCAATTGCTAATGCATAGTTGCTCTGATTACTATATCCAGCATTACACCCAATAGCTATTGAATTATAACCTTGATTAACATTACCAGCTTGATATCCCATAGCTATTGCAAAATTATATTGATTACTATATCCAGCATTACAACCAATTGCTATTGCATTAGAACCTTGATTAAAATTACCAGCTTGATATCCCATAGCTATTGCAAAATTAGATTGATTATTACATCCAGCATTACAACCAATTGCTATTGCATTAGAACCTTGATTAACATTACCAGCTTGATATCCAATAGCTATTGCAAAATTAGATTGATTATTACATCCAGCATTATAACCAATAGCGATTGAATTACCACCTTGATTAGCATTTCCAGCATTAGAACCAATGGCGATTGCATTAGAACCTTGATTACTATAACCAGCAGCATTTCCAAGAGCAATTGCATTAGAACCTTGATTACTATAACCAGCACTAGTTCCAAGAGCTACTGCATTAGAACCTTGATTAGCATTACCAGCACTAAATCCAAGAGCAATTGCATTAGAACCTTGATTACTATAACCAGCACTAGTTCCAAGAGCTACTGCATTAGAACCTTGATTAGCATTACCAGCACTAGTTCCAAGAGCTACTGCATTAGAACCTTGATTAGCATTACCAGCACTAAATCCAATAGCTAGAGCATTTCTACCTTGATTAGTAGATCCAGTATAATTTCCAATAGCTAGAGCAGAAATACCTTGATTAGAGTAACCAGCACAATATCCAATAGCTAGAGCAGAATTACCTTGATTAGAGTAACCAGCACAATATCCAATAGCTACTGCAGAATTACTTTGATTAGAGTAACCAGCAAAATTTCCAATAGCTACTGCAGAACTACCTTGATTAGAGTAACCAGCATTTCTTCCAAGAGCTATTGCAGAACTACCTTGATAAGAATATCCAGCATTAGATCCAATAGCTATTGCATTAGAACCTTGATTACTAGATCCAGTTTGATATCCAATAGCTACTGCACAATTAGATTGATAATATTTTCCAGCAGCATTTCCAAGAGCAATTGTATAGTTACCTTGATAAGAATATCCAGCATTAGATCCAATAGCTATTGCATTAGAACCTTGATTAGAGTAACCAGCACTAGTTCCAATAGCTACTGCACAATTAGATTGATAATCTTTTCCAGCAGCATTTCCAAGAGCAATTGTATAGTTACCTTGATAAGAATATCCAACATTAGATCCAATAGCTATTGCATTAGAACCTTGATTAGAGTAACCAGCATTTCTTCCAATAGCTACTGCACAATTAGATTGATAATCTTTTCCAGCAGCATTTCCAAGAGCAATTGTATAGTTACCTTGATTATTACATCCAGCATTAGATCCAATAGCTATTGCATTAGAACCTTGATTACTAGATCCAGTTTGATATCCAATAGCTACTGCACAATTAGATTGATTAGTTTGCCCAGCAAGATATCCAAGAGCAATTGTATAGTTACCTTGATTATTACATCCAGCATTAGATCCAATAGCTATTGCATTAGAACCTTGATTAGCATGTCCAGCATAATTTCCAATAGCTACTGCACAATTAGATTGATTAGTTTGCCCAGCACGAAATCCAAGAGCAATTGCATAATTACCTTGATAATTTCCTCCAGCATTAGTTCCAAGTGCTATTGCATAGTTACTCTGATTATTAGATCCAGCATAATTTCCAATAGCAATTGTATAGGTACCTTGATTAGAGTAACCAGCATAATTTCCAAGAGCTACTGCAAAAGTACCTTGATTAGAGTAACCAGCATAATTTCCAATAGCTACTGCAGAAATACCTTGATTATTAGAACCAGCATATTTTCCAAGAGCTACTGCAGAAATACCTTGATTAGTATTTCCAGCACGAATTCCAATAGCAATTGCATTGTTACTCTGATTAGTATATCCAGCATAATATCCAAGAGTTACTGCATAGTTACCTTGATTACTAGATCCAGCACCAAATCCAACTGCTACTGCATTACAACCTTGATTACTAGAACCAGCACTAGATCCAATAGCAATTGCATAGTTACTCTGATTAAAATTTCCAGCATTAGTTCCAAGAGCTATTGCATAATTACCTTGATTAGAGTAACCAGCACTAGATCCAAGAGCTACTGCATAGTTACTCTGATTATTAGAACCAGCATTAGTTCCAATAGCAATTGAATAGTCACCTTGATTAGAGTAACCAGCACTAGTTCCAATAGCAATTGTATTGTTACTCTGATTATAATTTCCAGCAAGCTTTCCAATTGCTACCGAATTAGAACCTTGATTATTAGTAGCACTATAATTTCCAATAGCTATTGCATTAGAAGCTTGATTAGTTTGTCCAGCATTATTTCCAATAGCAATTGCACAATTGCTTTGATTAATATTGCCAGCATTACAACCAAGAGCTACTGCATTAGAACCTTGATTAATAGATCCAGCATTAAATCCAATCGCTATAGCATAATTGCTCTGATTAATATTACCAGTATTAGATCCAATCGCTATTGCAGAAATACCTTGATTATTAGATCCAGCACTATTTCCAATAGCAATTGCACCACCACATTCTAAATTATTACCTATATTAACACCTTGATTAATAGATCCTGCATTAAATCCAATAGCAATTGTATTATTAGCTTGATTAGAAAATCCTGTTTTAAATCCAATAGCAATCGTATTTGTAGATTGATTACTAGATCCAGCATAATTTCCTATTGCCAGTGAATTTATAGCTTGATTGTAATTTCCTGCACTATATCCAATAGAAATACTTGTATAAGGTTCAAACACACCTGTAGATCCTTCTATAACTATAGCAGGTGGTCCTCTATCACCTGTTGGTCCTCTAGTACCAGTATCTCCTCTAGGACCGGAAAGACCTCTAGGACCAGTAAGACCTCTAGGACCAGTAAGACCTCTAGGACCAGTAGGACCAGTAAAACCTCTAGGACCTCTAGAACCTGCTGTAAGTTTAGTATCTAGGTTATTTAGATTTTTATCTAATTTTATTTCATTTGTATGAAAATGTAAAGTTACATGCTTATTATCCATTCTAAATATTAATATGTAGAATTAATATTTAGAATTAAAAAATCAAAAGTAATTTATGTTTCATAGGCAAACTCATACGTAGTCGGATTATATGCTAGACCGTAAAATCCAGATTGACCTAAAGTTATTTGTCTTAAGGGTCCAGCATAGAATGAAGAATCTCTAATGGAATTTAGAGGAGTACTTAACGCACTAATAATAACTGTATGTGGGTGTTGACCTGATTGTCCAGCTCTTGCTCCAATCGCAATTGTATTGTGATTCTGATTAGAATATCCAGCATTAGCTCCAATCGCAATTGTATTGTTATTCTGATTAGAATATCCAGCATTAACTACTCGTTTCATAGGCAAACTCATACGTAGTCGGATTATATGCTAGACCGTAAAATCCAGATTGACCAAAAATTATACTTCTTAAGGGTCCAGCATAGAATGAAGATTCTCTGATGGAATTTAGAGGAGTACTTAACGCACTAATAATAACTGTATGCCGGTGTTGATTTAATTGTCCAGCTCTTGCTCCAATCGCAATTGTATTGTTACTCTGATTAGAATATCCAGCATTAGCTCCAATCGCAATTGTATTGTTATTCTGATTAGAATATCCAGCATTAACTCCAATTGCAATCGAACTTATACCTTGGTTATAGTATCCAGCAGATGTTCCAATTGAAATTGTATATGTAGACTGATTAGTATATCCAGCATTAATTCCAATAGAAATAGAACTTGTATTTTGATTAGTTTGTCCAGTATTACTTCCAATAGAGATATTAGTATTAGTAATATTTATATAAGGAGAGAATATACCTGTAGCTCCTTGTACACCTGTAGGTCCTATAGGTCCACCTGAAGGTCCTGTAGCTCCAGCACTACCAACACCTGTAGATCCTGTTATACCTGTAGATCCTTGTATACCTGTAGATCCTTGTACACCTGTAGATCCTTGTACACCTGTAGGTCCTATAGGTCCACCTGAAGGTCCTGTAGGTCCTTGTACACCTGTAGGTCCTATAGGTCCACCTGAAGGTCCTGTAGCTCCAGCATGACCAACACCTGTAGCACCATCATGTCCACGAAATCCACGAGCTCCAGTATCACCATCATATCCTCTAGCTCCACGAACTCCAGTATCACCATCTTTTCCACGAAGTCCACGAAGTCCAGTATCACCATCATATCCTCTAGGTCCACGAACTCCAGTATCACCATCATGTCCTCTAGCTCCACGAACTCCAGTATCACCATCTTTTCCACGAAGTCCACGAAGTCCAGTATCACCATCATATCCTCTAGGTCCACGAACTCCAGTATCACCATCTTTTCCACGAAGTCCACGAAGTCCAGTTTCACCATCATATCCTCTAGGTCCACGAGGTCCAGTAACTCCATCTCCAAGATTTCTACCTAATGAAATTTCATTTGTGTGAAAGTGAAGACTCAAAGATTTAGGGTCCATTTTACTATATATATAGATAAAAAATTGAACTTTAAATAATTTTAATTTTTATATAGTAAAATGGCCCAAAAAATTATTGTTGCTCTTAAAAAAGCATCACATGATTATTATGAAACTGACTTACCATCTATGACTGATGACGAATATGATGCACTAAAAGAAAAACTGTATAGTTTAGACCCTACAAATGCTTACTTTCAAGAAGTTGGTTCATTTCCTGGTAGTGATCGGGTAGATCTTCCGTATTTTATGCCTTCTTTAAAGAAAGTCAAACCTACTAGTCTAGATGCAGTAAAACTACAAGGACCCTTTGTAGTTACAGAAAAGCTCGATGGAATCAGTGCTCTTTGGACATGTGGGGTAAATAGGGCATCAGGACTTTACTTGCGTGGAAATGGTAGTATTGGTCAAGATGTAAGCAAGTATATCAAACATATCCAAGGACTTGTACATACTGCAAATGGTTGTACAGTTCGTGGTGAACTTATTGTACCTCGTAGTTTGTGTGTTGCTCGTAATTGGGTTAATGGAGTCCTACACCAAATCACACCAAATGTAGACGATTGTAAGAAGATTCACTTTGTGGCATATCAAGTTCTTGAACCGGGAAGTCTGACTCGTAGTCAACAACTTACATGGCTCAAAAATCAAGGCTTTGAAACGGCACAGTGCCGGAAAGTAGCTAGTCTAGAAGTTGATGAACTAACTAAGATGTTCAAGGAAACTCGTGAAAAGTCTCTGTATGAGTGTGATGGCATTGTAGTAGGTACTGACACGAAGCCACTTGTTTGTACAGAAGCACTTCCAAAAGATAGTTTCGCCTATAAGGTTGCTGTAGATGACCAGCGAGCCCAAACAATTGTACGTGAAATTGAATGGAATGCAAGTCGTACTGGCGAATGGATTCCTCGTATTCGCTTTGACCCTGTTAAGATTGGAGTAGCCAATATTGAATATTGTACTGGTGTACATGCTCAATATATCAAAGACCATATGCTAGGTCCTGGTGCAAGAATTATTATTCGTCGCAGTGGAGATGTAATTCCAACTCTTGATAAGGTTCTAGAACCATCAGTAAAATGGCAAGAACCTCCTGAAGGGCGATGGAAGTGGGACGGAATTCATGCAATAGATACAACTGTTGACAAGACTAATGAAACCTATGCACTGGAAATGGCTCATAGTCTTGTAGCCCTTAGTATTGAAGGACTTAGTGCAACCAGTACAAAGAAGATTGTAGATAAGGGCTATAAGACTCTACAACAAGTATGGAAGGCAAGTGAGTTACAACTACAAGATTGTATTGGAAGTTCTTCAGGTAAGAAGCTGCGTAGTGCACTCGATAAGTTAGTGGCTTCACAAGAAAAATGGATCTATGCCTATCCTTCTTGGCCAAAGGGATTTGGTGAAAAGAAGATTGCAAATGCCCTTGTACTTGAAAAGGATGTAGGCAAGTGGCCAAAGCTTACAGTTTCTCCTGATGGACAAAGTATGAAGACCTTTTCTGAAGTCTGTAAACATGTTCCCGCATACTTGGAATGGAGATCGTGTTTTCCTAGTATTGTTGTAGCTACTGCTGTTGTAGTAGCTCCTGTTACTACAAAGGGATACTATGTAATGACTGGATTTCGTGATGCTGAACTTTCAGCAAAACTATCTCAAAGTGGTTGGATTGTTCAAGATCATATTAATAAAGATACAAAGGTACTTCTTGTTGCCGATAATAAAGAATCTGTAAAAACCAAGACTGCTAAGGAAAAGGGAATTCGCATTATTATGCGTGACCAAGCAAATCTACTTTTCTAAATAACTAATAGTAGATGATGATAGAAGAACATAAAAATACAATAAGTTCTATTATTAGTTTTATTCTAGCTATATTCATTATATGGATTCTATATAAAATTATACAATCAATTATTATAAATTTGTATGGTATTTCTTCACCCGGTAATATACTAGCAATACAAAAACAACAAGAAAATGTTCTTGAATCACGATGGTCTGGTCTATCCCATAAAAAAAAAGGAATTGATTCACAGATTACCGTAATTCCTCAAGAACAACGTCTTTTAATAAATATGAGAGTTTTTTCTACTCGTCTTGCTGGTTTTGCGGGTCCTTATAAGTCAGGTGTCTTTGATGAAGATGCTTCAACCCGTATCGCACTCAGTGCTGGTTCAAGATGCCTTGTACTGGAAATTGACTATGAAAAACGTAACTACTCACCTAAGTTGATCTATCGTGATGGTTGGGGTATGAAGCAATCCTTGAATACAGGAAGTATTAAGAAGGTGGCAAAGAGTATATCTTCTCGTGCTTTTACACCAAGTAATGATGGTGTTCCATATTCTGTAGCAAGTGATCCTTTATTTGTTGTCTTATACTTTGTCCGTACTCCTAATCAAGGTTCAGAACTCCTTAAATATATGAGATTTTTAGGTAAAGTGGCTGAACAACTAAAACCCTTGCGTAGACATATACTTGGTCAAACACCACAAGGAGACTATCGTCGCCAAGCTCTCGAATCACAGCTTTTTTTTACAAATCATAATGTCTTTCGTAATAAAATTATACTGATGACAAATGCAGATACAAGCGGATTTCGTAGACTACAAAGTCTTGGTCTTGCTGGTGAACTTGGAACAGAGCAAGACTTGGACTTTTTAGTCAACGTCCGCATGTATGGAAGAGAGTCACCTTCTCAATTTGGTATTACTGGTTCACCTTCTAATTCTGTAAAACCTTCTGCTGTTATAACAAGTCCCGGTTATTGGAAGTCTACTCCTTCTGATCGTATTTCTGGAGCAATTGAATTGACAAAAGAAGCATGGACAATATGTATAGAGCCAATTTCTTCATCTACAAATCAATCTGATCAAAAAACAATTGATACTTTATATAATACTTATGGAGTACATTCAGTTCCTACAACTATCTTTGCTGACAGTAAAAATACAGATATTTTTACTGGAAATGGAAAAGTATTTTCTAGTTCTTCTTGGTCTGTAAAACCTGAACTTATCCGCTATATTCCTCCTAAACCTATTCCTGTACAACATCCCTATCCTCAAGCAAATTCTGGTGGTGGTAAGGTCATATCTCCTAAGTTATAAGTTATATTCTAAAAAATTGAAGTATATATAAATATAATTAAATATAAGTATATATAATGCTTTTCACTAGGGTTTGGTATTGGTATTGTCTAAAATGTGGTCTTGGTCCATATTCTAGTGACTGGGATAGTTGTGCAATAGGTCATAAACGTCCCGAGAAAAATGAGTAGTATATATCATAATATAACCTTATTATATATAGTAGGATGAAAAGAAGAATCTTATATTTTGGAACTATTTTTCTTACTGTTGTTATATTTACCATTTTTTTAACTACTAGAGAAAATTTTGTTATTGGAAATCATGACCGTGTTTTAGAAGCAATTGAATATGTAAAACTAGGATTTCGTAATATTGAAGAAGCTATGAAGAAAAAAGAAAAGAATGAACCTGTCTGCCCTCCAAATACAATCTACTCAAAACAACTACGTGATGTAGATATTAAACCATCTAGTGATGAAAAAGTAGTTGGTGCGAATGCAAACAGGACTATTGAAACTCTACCTATTTCAAATATTATTTCAGTGAATCTACAACATTTGGATTCACTTGCTGCAACATATATAGCTATGGATGAATATGAACAAGATCCTGTTTCTAGTCTAAATACTATTCAAAAAGAATTAAATGCCTATATTGATATTTATACATATATAAATGATAGATATAAACTTGCTTTACCCGCAATACCTAAAAATACTCTTTTAATACGTAGTGCACAATCTTCTTGTAAAGAATTTCAACGTAAACTATCTTTACCTAGAGCACAGTTATATTCTCAACTTAAGTATGATATATTACACAAAGTTCCTACACAGGTTGTTGCAACTATGCCTATGATATCTTCTTTAGAACCACCTCCTGAATTAATACGAAGTGAATTAAAAAATAAAAAATATTCTGATAAGATTCATACTTATCCTAGAATTGATATATTTCCACGCTTGAAAAATGTGTATAGATGTACGAATAATGTTGTCAAAAATAAAAAAATAGAAGAGCCTCCTATTAAAGATATTTATACACAACTTGAAAAAACATATTCAAATTCTAGTATGCATAGTAATTTTTAGAAATAAAACTATTTTGAACAATTAGAAGAAATACCGCCAGATTCCGCTTTTTGTTTTAATTTCATAAGATCTTTATAATGTAGGTTTAGTGTAATAAATTGATTAGAAATTAGAACCTTTTTTAGTATAGATACTTTTAATTGTAGTGCTTGTATCCGTGCTAATTTTGCAGAATTAGAAGTATCATTATTTACATCGTCAAAATCTTCTTTGGATGGTGTATGTATTTCTGCATAAGGCTTCTGGACTGAAATGTCCATAGATGTTTCAAAATGTTCATTTGATTCTTCTATAGGTGAAAAACCTTCTTTCTTACAACTCAGAGTTTTTTCAATCTTTTCTTTCATTGTTTTAAGCTTTGGTAAGAAAACTTTTATTGTTGCTTCTATATACGAATCAATTGTATTTGGAACTTGTAATGGATCTGTAGGTGGAGGGCATGGAAATAAGAGTCCTGTTGTTTCTAGTGAAAATTTCAATGTTTGTACCTTAGTTGGATCAATCGGTTGAAGTTTAATTAGTGGAATTGTTAATTGTGCTAACTTAGTAATTGCAGTTGCTTTTGCCTTGTGTCGTTCATCAGGATCTTGGTCTGAAGGTGGAAGAAATTTTTGTGATTCTGGTAGTTCATCATCCATCATTTGACTTAAAATTTGTGTATAACACGGACATAAAGTATCATTTGCAAGGGTTATATACTGGGTTATTTCTTGTTTTAGACTGACTTCAGAATCTGTAGCCGCATCATCAAAGTTTTCAATCGTTTTTCTTGTTATAAGAATAAGTAACATAAGTCCTAGACAAAGTGTAATTATCCATAAAATATATCGTCCTATTGACATTTCTAAAAAGCAACAAGTATTTAGATATGCCCGGAAGTCCTTCCTTAATTAGTGGTTATATATCACAATTAAAACAAGATGCGTTAACATGTGACAGAAATCGTATACTTTCTGGATTAAATCGTTCTATTGTATGCTGTCCTCCAACTAAAAGTACTTCTTCTGCACAACCTTATAGTGCATTATTACTACAAAAACAGAATATTTGTAGTCCTATGACAGATATTCTTAACTATCCCAAAACAGCAACAACAATGAGTGCATATACACTTTCTCTTCGAAATAATATAATAAATGCTTCTAATTCAGATCCTTCACAAAGATTTAGTCAATATATACGTTTTATTCCCAAACCTTGTTGTAAGCCACTTATTACAAATGCTGGTATACCACATGCTCAAGTAATGTGCTCTCCTGGAAGTACACTATCTCCAAACAGAATTATTACATAATCCTTAATTAGAAATGGGTACTGGAAACTATGATGTAAGTCGTGTAGTACAACGTAAACGTACGGCCGTATTAAATTCATTTTATACTACTAACAATACTGCAGTAAATGCTGGAAACTCTGTTTTACGTGAGCAACCCGGTACTCAACTAAACGATGTTGTAGTAAATCGTAATATTTCTAAAGGATTTTATACTCCTACTGGTGAATGCCCTTGCTCTCAAGATTACTTTATAAATGGTGGTGGTAAATAAAGATCATGCTTCTTAATGTTTCCAAGAATTCCAAGTTTCTACTTGGTCCCAACGATTTACAAAATTAGGATGCATTGCTACTTCACGTAGTTCTTTATAAAATAGATTAAACCTCCTCCAATTACGAATACCTTTTTTTAATTTATAAATTTTAAAAGCTTTTTGAATGACTTGTGCATTTATAACATGCATCAATTCATTCCAATTATCAGTTTGATATACCTTTTCTATGTGTGTATTAATTGTTAGATCTTTTACTAAACAATTATCACGAATATAGAGTAATTTTAAACGCTGTCTTGGTTTCCAGTCAATAGTAAAATCTTGAATTTTGTTATAACATACAGATAACATAGTTAAATTTTTTGGCAATTGTTTCGGTAAGGCTGTAAGATAGTTATTATTTACAATTAATGTTTCAAGACTATCTGGTAAATGATTAGGTAACCATTTTAAATTATTAAAACTTAGATTCAAGTATGTTAAATTCGGTAAAGGATTTGAAAATAATGTATGTGATGTCAAGTAGTTGTGAGCAAGATTACAGAAAAGAAGAGATTTTGGAAGCTTACCCATTTTTTTAATCTTATTATATACTAAGTATAAGATTTTGATACTATCTGGTAAATCATAGAGATGTTTTAACTTACAATAATTCATAGATAAAGTTTCTAGATAATTTGGAAGATTGTCTGGACATACTTGTAATGGATTATTATCTAGATATAATTCTTTTAAATTAATAGGCCAGCTAGCTACAAAAAATGTATCTAGAATTTGATTATCTGATAGATTCAGAATTTCAATCAAATCATTCCAGTGTTCAATAAGACCATCTGATAATAAGCGATTCATAGAAATATTTATTTCTTTCACATTAGGAGGAAATAATTCTCTATATAAAACACGTATATCATTTCTGTCCAAGTGTAGTTTTTCAGTATGAGTAAATAAGGATAGGTCTGGTTGATGTGTCAAATCTAGTCGACTACCATAAAATATTGACATTAACTTAGAAATCTACTAGACTATATCATTAGTTTTTATTTATATAGTGTAGAATAGAAGACAATGGCCAAGACTCGTCGTAATCGTAAGGCCTCATCGCGTAAAGCTTCCCGAAAGAATCAAATGGGCGGTAAACGTAAGGCGAGTGACTGGAATAAGTTCACAAAGCGTGTTTATGAAGAAATGAAACGTAAAGATTCAAATGTAATGTTTCGTGATGCTCTTGTTGAAGCTGGTAAACGTAAGCGTGCTGGTAAAATGTGAAAAAATTGAAAATATTTTTTGCTACTACATGAAAGTATACAATACCATCATGTACGAACTACCCTTGTTATTTGCTCTTCGTCGCTATCGTCCTGGAGTTGAGATCGATCATCCTGAACTTGAAAAATATAAAGATAGTTGTATCTTGATTCAAACATCCAAGTCTGTATATAATACCTGGTCATTTACGATTTTAAATAATGTAGCAAGTATTTTGAAACGTGCTAAGATAACACCATATAGTGAAGATAGATGGTTAGATAATGATATTGTTCAATTTAAGATTCAAGTAGATGATGAAAGGATCATTAGTAATATAAAGTTTAATAATTACTGTATTAAGTTTGATGTGGATGGATTTATGATTCCACTTTTCAAAATTTCCGAACCCCATAAAATTCTTGGAGATATTTATTGTGATCTTCACCATGACGATTATACATCATATCGTTTCAATCTATTTCCATCTATAAATAAGTCTGTAATTCCTGTTCATATTATGAAGGTGTATATACAATCATTGATTGATAAGGGTGAGACTTGTCCTATTAGTCTAGAATCTTTTGAGATAGATAAGACATGTATTACATCATGTGGACATGCTTTGAGTAAATCTTCAGCAGAAACATGGTTTTTGAAAAATACTAGCTGTCCTGTATGTCGTGCGTCGTGTGAATTATTGGTCTAAAATATCTTCTATATACTAAATAAGGATGGAACAAAAAAAATCTTATAATCATTCATATTTTTTTGAAAGGTATAAGGTAGATGAAAAAATTGTTGATAAAAAAAATACTGTATTTAGTGAAGTAAGTATTATGAAAGAACATACTAAAAAGAAAGAAAGTAAAGAAAGTAAAGAAAGTAAAGAAGAGCAAACAAAAGAAGTAAATAATGATACTAGTATTTGTTCATTAAAAATAAAGATACCAGAAACAAATCTAGATATTGATTCTTCATATAATATAGGAATGAATCTACAAAATGAAATATATACAACTATAGAATTCTTTAAGATGGCTGATGAAGTAACTGTAAAATCAAATATACCAAAAAATGTATCTTTTAAAGATTTTGATGAAATATTTATATATAGTCCGATTACTCCTATGTCAGGTAAGAGTGTTTATATAAACTAGAAGATTGATAGACCCATGTTTTTTTGTAGACCATAGCCATAAGAAAGAATATTCATTCCAGTAATAAATGGAATATTAATTGTATATGTATCAATCATATAATGAATATTTTTGATATTATATACAATCTTAGATGTCATAGTTTGGTAGTTTAACCAAACTGAGAATTGAAACCTTCCTACATATACACCATCATCATCTAGTTCAAATGGTTTCTCAGTCCAATCTATTTGTTTTGTACGAGGAAAGTCAATATAGATATTCTGACCATTATAACTTCCTGAAAGAGTAACTGAAGTAGGATCTATCTTAATATCGAGTGGTTCATAATCATCTAAAGATGAAATCGGTTTGAACATAATTGTACAAATATAAGTATTTACCATATTTGTTAAGAAATATTGTTTAGGATTATAAGAATTTATTTTCAACATTTTATTTATATATTGAGTATGGATATGGATGGATAGAATTTTAATTTCAATTTTTTTGATTGGGTTATTTTATAGTATAAGATATACTATAAAATAACTCATAAGAGTTTAGCCCAGCCGAGAATCGAACTCGGGTTACGGGATTCAAAGTCCCATGTACTAACCTACTATACTACTGAGCCGTGATGCCTCCTCTGGGGATCGAACCCAGTACCTTCAGCTTACAAAGCAGATGCTCTACCAACTGAGCTAAAGAGGCAAAATGTTTTCTTCTCCACCAGGTTATTTTAAGGAAAAAGAACCAAACCTAATGCGTCAAGCGGGAATCGAACCCGCGTTACAACCTTGGAAGAGTTGCATTCTACCACTGAACTATCAACGCGCAACGATATCTAGAGGATTCGAACCTCTGCTCCAAAAGGAAATAGCTTAGTAGGCTACCGCATTAAACCGCTCTGCCAAGATATCCTATCTCAGAAACCGGAATTGAACCGATGACTTGAGGAGAATCACGTCATAGCAAGTTTTGCTACAATCCTCCGCTCTACCAACTGAGCTATTCTGAGAACTTTGGGGAACGCCTTCCCACTAGTTATAGTTAGTTTTACAACTTTAAATACCTTTCTTATTAGATTTTTAGATTTCATTTTTTCTTGAACTATAAGAAGGTCAAGAAAAAATACCGAATGCGGGGCTCGAACCCGCGGCTAAAGGCTCTCATTCTTATCTTTTTTTCGATAAAAGGCCTACGCTCTACCAACTGAGCTAATTCGGTAAGGGTGTGTGTTTTTTGAGGAAACACCAAACCTGTAGTGCTCCCAGTGGGGATTGAACCCACGACCTTCGCGTGCCATTTGTATAGAAATAATATCTATAAGCACGACGCTCTACCAACTGAGCTATGGGAGCATAACTGGTATTTTTTTAAAGGAAGTATCCAAACCTTATTGCTCTCAATAAGAGCAATTCATCCCTTGTGGGAATCGAACCCACGACCTTCGGATTAGAAGTCCGACGCGCTAATCCACTACGCTAAAGGGATTTCATAATCAGCCTATTTATATATTATTAGTTATCTTTAGACCAAAATTCAATTTTCTTTATTAATTGTCTTCTCTTGTTTTTATGTTTGTTTTGTTTTTCTTTAGATTTGTTTAGATTTGTTTTGTTTGAATATATACTTACTTGGCCTTCGGTACAGTCTTCTTCTTGACTACCGTAGTCGTAGCCTTCTTAGGAACAGGAATCGGCTCCGCATCATCCTCCGCATCATCAAGAGTCTCAATAGCAGGAGCAGCCTTAGGCATCATTGCAGATACTACAGACTTACCCTTGGTCGGCGGTACAAAGTCTTCAGCCTTCTCTTCCTCTTCCTCCTCCTCCTCTTCCTCCTCCTCTTGTTCCTCTTGCTCACCCTTGGCACCACGAGTAGAAGATGCCTTCTTACCCTTGTAGGAATCCTCTAGATCACCATCATCTACAAAGGTAAAGCGAGACTTGCTCTGAGGGAGGCTGGTAATCATGGACTGTACGAGCTTCCATGATAGGCCAAACTTGGAACCAGCTACCCATACACCCGTGCATTGGATGAGTGCCGTCATCTGGGTACCACGGACAAGTAGCTCCTCAAGAGGAATACCACGATAGAGGTTACGTTGGTCATCATAGCACTGGACATCAAACTCATCGCTGTCACGCTTCTTGCGGATGTTTACCTTGACGTTGGGAGGATAGGGCTTTACATTGCCATCCTTGTCCTTGCCATAACGGGCCATCGGCGAATAGAAGGCCTTGATGACATCACGACTTAGATCAGCCTTGAACCAAGACTTGGAGTTACGAACACCCTGGTCTACCATGAAGTCATCAAGTGCTACAAGCGTCTTGTAGAACTTGTTTACACTTGAGTCAGCCTCATCGTGACCACGTAGAGAAATCTCTACACTGTACTTTACAGGACCAGCGGCCTTGTCAAAAGCACTTAGACCAAACGGAAGACCACAGTTAGCCGTCTGCATTACAAACATACCACCATCATAGTTGACGTACGCTTGCTTACCACCAGAGTCTAGAGACTTCATGGCACTGAAAGAAATCTTTTGGGCATTGAAATTGCTTGAAGTTACTACGTTGCTAGCCATTTCTACTTTTCCTTCGCTATGACAAATCCTAGCAAAATTTTCGGGTCAATTTTTTTGGAAAAATCGTAAATTTATTCCATTGCTCCCTGTAGATAGTATGGACTACAGCTCATATTTAAAAGTCAAAGCACAAGCTGCAAACAATTATAAGAGTAATTGGAAAGCTAGAGATGCGTCAGAAGTAACAATGAGAAAGCGTGATATAGCTGCTGCAAGTATTGCTACAATTCACAGAGGTCCCGATGATCATTGTAAAACTTGTACTTTTCCTATAACAAGTTCTACAAATACTCCTAATAATGGATTCTCTACAGACTATACTCGTGACTATACACAAACCTTACAGAAGGCTGGTGCAGCTAACTGTGCCGATTCAAACTGGGGAACTACTGGTGGAGTATATATAAAGTCAACTGCAGAACAAAATACTATACTTACCCAAATCTCTCTTAATCCTGTAAAGTCTTCTGGTGGTGGTATTTCAAAAAATACAGACCTTACTACATTTGGTAGTAATTTTGGTGCCTTATCATGCTATCATGCAGATCCTGGTGTCAACTTTCACCAAATTTATGATCCAAATCCTAGTAACCCTAATCCTACCTTACCAAGAGTATCACTTCCCAGTGCTTAGTTATCTCCTTGATCAACTAACCATGTATAATGTTCTCGTACTCTAGGACTTATAAGAGCAAAGGCTGTCATTCCGTATAAGGCACCAAGGGTCTTGTGTTCTTTTAGTGGGGCTGATACAAAACGATTTAGGACTTCCAAGAGATTCTTTTGCCACCATTTTACATCACGTTTATTCTTTATTTGTGTTGGTAACCATTTAAATAATAAACAGCTTTCTTGGTTCCAACGCGGAACTACTTTATCTTTTAAAGAAACAGCTAGATTCAATTTAAAATTCCAGAGTTCCCAGAGTTCATAATAAAATAAATAGTGGTCTACAGAAGATAACTTTGTAAACCAATCTAATGATATATGATATCCTAGACTATCATACTTCATAGTCACATCTAAGAGTGTTTGATGCCATAATTGATCTTCTGTTAAATCAAGATCATTTGTATGCATTAAACAATATTTGTGTGCTCTTAGTTGTGTACAACGTTTCTGAAATCTTTCATGTTCTGAAAGAGGAAATGGTTCTCGTGTATACGGATTCATAAGTATCTTATTATTTTCTTGAGAGTATAACATACTTAGACTACGAATATCAAAGATCCAGATATGTTTTTTACTATCTGCATAACTCCAACGGTATAAGAGAGGAATAAATTGTACAGAATCTAGAGTGACAATATCTGTAGCATTGTCAGATAGTTCAGGATACTGACATGAAGGTCCTTGACGTTTTCTTCTTAAAAAACATATATGCTTTTTCCAAAATCTTTGTATAGTCTGTATTGATTTATTTTCCTTGTTTGAAAGTTTTCTTTCAAGAGGAATATTCTCTTGAAATCTATGAGGATTCTTAGTGTGTCGGAAACAAAAATCTCCATCTGATGCAGTAAAAGGACATTGAGCATCAGGATGTTTTTTGGATTTTATGTTTGCACATTGACGAACAGTAAGAGGAGCTGATAGGGACTTCTTTTTCTTCATGTCCTACTTCGTCAAGTTATTTTAAAATTTTTGCAAAATTTTCCAAAAAAATTGACCCATTTTTTTGCTAAATTGCTAGTATAGTTTGAAAGGAAATGAGTTCTAAGTCTATGTCAACCAAGAAGTCCACGACTGCCTCTGTACCTGTAGCTGTAGCGGTAACTGCCCCTGTAGCAGTAGAGGCTCCTGCAGTAAAGAAAGCGACTAAGAAGGTAGTAGCTCCCACTCCTGTTCCTGAAGTCGCTGCACCTGTTGTAATTGCCGCTCCTGTAGTAGCTGCTATTCCTGAAATCGTAGAAAGTGGTGAAGTAGGCCACACCCTACAGGATGAGCTAAAGACGGTACATGATCAGCTCATTGCGATCCGTGATGCAGCTTCTGCAGCTATCATCGCTCTAAAGCGTGTAGGCAAGCGTGCTAACCAAGATATCAAGGAAGCTCGCAAGTCTAAGCGTAAGGGTCGTGTACTCGAAGAAGGTGAGGTACGCAAGCCTAGCAACTTTGAGATCCCTGTAGGCATCAGTGATGAGCTATCAGCCTTCTTCGGTGGTGGCAAGGGTGCTCTTATGAGCCGTGCAGAGGTAAACAAGCGTGTATTTGCCTATTGCAAGGAGAATGGTCTAACGGAGGGCCAGGATATCCACCTAGCCGGTACTCCTGAACTTGTAGCAAAGGGTTTCAAGCCTTCTGCGGCGGCTGCACTTGTAAAGCTACTTGCAGTACCTGAGGCCGAGAAGAAACTTACGATCTTCAACATCCAGACCTACATGCGTCGCCACTACTCCAAGCCTACTGCGGCGGCTCCTGAAACTATGACGGCCTGAAAAATATGAGATATGGGGGAGTATATAGTGCAAAAAGAAAGAAAATGGTTGGGATGGAAAGGATTTAAAAACATAATAATACTATAAATAGATTACTTTACTTTAATAAAGTAATCATAAATTTATCCCATATTGTCTAGTGGTTAGGATATCGCTCTTTCACAGCGGAAGCCCGGGTTCAATTCCCGGTATGGGAAGAAGGTTTGATACTACCCTTTAAAAAAGTATTCCTTTGCGAGGATGTCCGAGTGGTTAAGGAGAGGGTCTTAAGAACCCTTGGAGCAATCCGCGTGGGTTCGATCCCCACTCCTCGCATTTTTTCACTTTATAATTTTACTATAAAGTGAAAAAAGAATCTACTACACTATTTTTCTTTAGGAGAATTTACATTTATTACAACATTTTCTGTAGATGCTTTTGAACCAACAGATAGTTTTGAACTAACAGAACTCTTTGGCTGACTGAGAGGAAATGAAGGTAGTTTAAACTCAGGTTTAACATATGGTTGTATTTGTTTTTCAGATTCTTCCATCTTATTAATAAATACTTTATGAAGTCCTGAAATAATTTCTGGATGTGTTACATCTTGACGATCCTTAAATCGTTGTTTATATCTTCTTAAAATTGATTCTGGAATAGGAGGAGAAATTTCCATAAGACGTTCAATTTGGTCTCTTGTAATTTTTAAGATATCCCTTGCTTGAATACGTTCTTTCTTAGGAAGACTTAGTTCAATCGTTAAAAAACGCGATATTTTTTGATACTGAATCGCGGAAATTTTATGAGCTTCTGTTCGTTTTGCCCATGCAAAATAAGAACCAATTGTTGATAATAGTCCAGTAAATAAACTTACTACACCAAGGCCAATAGAAGATATAGAAGCATCACCAAAAATCATTTGAGAACTACCGGACAAGAATCCATTTGCCGTACTTAAGATAATTACAGGAAGTGCTATCATATTTGTACGCTTTGCAAAGTAGGCTTCACATTCATTATGAAGCCATGAAAGACCAGAACAACGTTCAGCTTCTTCCGCAATAAGTGTTTCTAATGCAGAATTCCAAGAAATATTTACTTCTTTTTCCGCAGGTTTTTGTTTTTGATTAGAATTACTGGGTTTACTTTCCTTATCACCAGAATTCCCATTCACACTCATAATTCGTCCTCTACCATGTAGACTAGGTTTTGTTCTATGCTTCTATGCTTCTATGTATAGGGCATTGGATCACAGTTAATAAATGCCTTGTAAATTAGTACTTGGTCTTCACGCAACCAATCTTCGGGATTTTGAATACTTCTATAAAAGATATGATTTTGATCTGGCCAAGTTTTTAACCATTCTGAATGCTTCTTTTGAATTACAGAAATACTTCGAAATAAACGCATTGCTTGATATGCTTGTCGTATATCAAAGATAGTCGGATCTGCACTAGCTTCCGTAAAACACATGGCACACATAGAACGAAATTGATAGTCACCAAGAGATAGTTTATTTATAATTGATTCACGATTATATTCGTTGAAAGAAAGACCATCATCTAACGGTGTCCATAAGACATTTGCTCCCATTGCTAGTAAGTCCATATCACCACTAATTACTATATCTAAGATTCCATTGGCCGCCATTGACGCTAAAAGACCATCTGCTTCAGATTTTGCCTTTACCATTGGAATTTTTTCTTCATAGAACCGCTTCTTAATATTTGTACGTATTTCACGAGTTATACTCCAACCACGTTTTTGATGTTCAAGAGCTTTTTGTTCTAAGAATCTTCTTTGCTCATCTGACATTTCATCAGTAGCTTCGTCTAAGGCTGTAAGAATATTCTGAGCTGACTTCATTTCTTCTTCACGAGCATTTCTTCGACGTTGTGCTTCCCATTGTTTACCATCTTCGGCTCGACCATCAAAACCTAGAATAATACGGTGTTTATTTCCTTGCAAGGTTTGTATAAATTGTACAATACGTTCAATATCACCTTGCCACTTATAAATATAGTAGGAAATATCTATTCCTATTCGCTGTTTTTGAAACGAAGGTTCTAATAAATCATTTAATGTTTTGTGCGTACTATACTTACGCACAAAACTTTGAAGACCTCTAACACCCATATGTTTAGTTTCTGATATAGTAAGTTACCAATCCTTTTAATCAATTTTTAGTACTATATTTTAGATAAGCATTTTATAATGGAACTCTCATTTTTGCACCTGGAAGAATTGGTTTAAAATATTTTTCATAGTGTTTTATAACATATTCAACAGAATTATTCTTAGCCTTTGGATATAAATATACTTCATATGCATCTTGTGACATCTGACTTGATAAGACTGCGACTACATCCTTATCTTCATCAAAATTGCTAAGCATTGATTGATGTTTTTTTGTAAAACGTTTGGGCATGTTGACATATTTATGTGTTTTATCTTTATAAATAAGAACTACTTTGTTTCCAGAAGCTAGATCACCCCAGAATTTTTCAAGCTCTGGGTTTTTACCCCAAACACTCGTCGGGTCATTCAACATTTCTATAACTCTTTTTGATATCTTCTTTGTTTTTCTTGTTTTTCTTGTTTTCTTTTTATTATCGATAGTCATTCTACTATATATATAGTTTAATTTAAGATTTGGGTTCAATGTAGGTAAGTCGTAAGGATTGTAAGGGCTTGTAGTTTGTTGGTAATGAGGGTATACTAAATCCTAGCCTAGCCCATACTTCTAGTCGGCCTATTGCATATCTCCATGCATAGTCATTGGGTGTTTGTACATTATGATTATCTCTTAGAATAGATGCTTGAATTAGTGCATAATTAATTTGATTATTCATAATTATTTTCCATTGGGATTGTATTCCTTTGGCCACCATTGCACATAAAATAATTTCTGCCCATGCTTCTGTATCTGCTTCAATTTCTGTTGTAGGTTTGTGATACGGATCACTGCATGAACTATGGAAGAGTTCATGAAGAAGTACCCTTGTGATTTCCTCCTTTCTGTAAATTACAATAGACTTTGTATCACAACGTTGTGCATAGCCACCATTAATATGTTCTGGCTCAACATTGTGTTTGTGTGGGGGGAATAGACGTAGACTAGGATGGGCAAAAATAACAATTCGTACTGGTTTTTTTGCTAGTAGACGTATAGCTCTCCACCATACATTATATGGAGGAGTCCAAGCTGGAGTTTTGTAGGAAAGAAGTATAATTTCACCATGCTGGTGTGAGAATGATTTTTCAACGTAGACCTTACTTAGTTTACGGTCTTTTATCATTTCTTGTCGTAACTGTAGTGTATCAAAGGGTCCTTTTTCTTGGACGATTGATTGTATATAGTCCTCATCAGATTGTGTTAATTCTTTTTTTATAGTATGACTAGGTGGTGGTTTACTATATTCTTGTTTTACAAGATATAGTATATCATCTACCCATGGTAGGGTATTCATCCTACTATATGAGTTAGGTTTGTGCAATAGCCTTTGCAAGATTTAGACCTAGATGTTCCCATGCAATCGGAATTCGATAACTTTCTATTGTATTTCCTCCTCCACTTGATGGTTGTGAGGATAGACATTCAATAGCTTTTAAAAGTTTTTCATCCGATAAGTTGGATTGAAGAAGAGCATCAAGTAGGTATTGTAGAACTTCTTGCCAACGAAGATTACGTTGTAGGCAAAAATAGACCCAGTCACGAATTTCTGTTACACGATTCAAGATCATGGGTTTATTTGACCAGTTTATGATAAGATTTTGAAAGTATTTATTCCAGTCCATACATTCTTCTCCATAGGTTGCTAACATTTTTTGAGTTAAATAGTCACGACCAGCTACAGGAATTTCTACAAACCAGTCTGATAGTTCATAGGGTAGTTGAAGTTCACTTGTACACCAGATTACAAGACTTCCTTCATGTTGTTCCAAGGCCATTTGAATTTGTAATATACTATCATGACTGAGTAAGTGTGCATGGTAAAAAATCAATATACGTTTTACGGCTTGTTTCTTCTTTCCTATAGCTACTTCCGAACCATAGCCGAGTCTATCAAGAAGACTACTAATATAGTTCTTGTCTTGCATTGACATACGGGCTATATCAAAGCCTAGGTGGACTTGACTAGTTTCATACGGAATACCTTCATTTTCTTGAGGAGTTTCTATCTCATCTTGTTGTGCGTCCGTTTGTTGCGAGTCACGCTGTAGACGTTTATTAGTTTCTGTTGACCATTGTGACTTACGAATTACAAAGGGTACTCCACGATTTTGTGCTACGTGAGCAAGTGTTTTGTGAACTTGAGTCTTTTTGCCACATCCACGTTGCCCAATCCAGAGTAGGTTTAGGTCATCCATTAGTAGTGATACTAGGAGGTTTTTTAGACCTGCGTATTTAATATATATATATATATATTAGTATGGAAGAATTATTGCAAAAAATACATATTGTAAAACAAAATGACTATCGTGTAGCTGATGTTGTTTTGAGACGTGGTCCAAGGTGGACATATAGTAGTAGAAAAATTATTGAAAAAGATATATATAATGGAAGTATATTAAAACAATATTTACGAAGAAATGGTTTATTTAGACCTTTAAATTTAAATATGTTGTTAAATATTATTATAAATAAAAATAAACAAAAAAACTTACCAGTACCCGATAATAATGAAATTGTTATGCATTTACGAATGGGAGATTTTGTAGATTTCGCATCAATATTAACAAAAAATTATATTTCATTAATTAAAAATAAATTAATAGAAAATACTAATATAAATAAAATTACTATAGTTACTGCATATGCATATGGATCATGGTCAGAAGAAGAAAAAATAATATATAAATCACTAGACAAAAAAAAATTTTATGATTGTACTAAAGAAACACAAAGAAAAAATATTAAAGGTATAAAATCTTTATTAAAATCAATAGTATCAACATTTCCTAATTTAACTTTGGATATATATTCAAATTTAGATATTGATAAAGATATTTGTTATTGTGTACTATCAAATCATTTTATTAATGATATAGGTGGTTTTAGTAATTTAATGAAAAGACTAAATAATCTAAGAAAAAGACGACTTCAAAATGATATATATTTATATTAAAGCCTATTCAAAGCCTTCCACGCAATATTATAAAGATTAGGACTTTCATGTCCCTTGAAATATTTATACCATTACAAAACTTAGATATAAATAATGTGCATATTCATCCACCCACATCTACCTATCCATTACGAATTCCAACATCACTATTATCTTATTCAAATTCACTATGTACAATACCTAAAATTTCGGTTTTAACTGATTCTTTTTTTGTACATAATTGGGATCCTATAAAAGGAAAGCTAGAACTTGTAGAACCCAAACAAGTACATTCATTTAAAAATATTATTGCATTGCAAGAATTAGTTATACAAAAATTAATTGAAAATCCGAGTTGGAGCTCATTTACAAAATATAATAATGAAGATATACAAGCAAGGTTTCAATATCCTATTTATAATAATATTTTTACATTATTTTTAAATAATAAGGGTCCTGAAGGTATTTTTATCCATAGTGCTGATGGTAGTAAAAAACTTACACTAACATCAACTGTTCCTGAAAAAATATTTTATCAGGGACAACGGTTACGTATTGCTCTACGTTTTCAAGGACTTGTATTCTTAAAAAATACAAATGGTAAGTTATTTTATAGACTACAACATCAAATCGCTCATATTTATTGCTCATGAGTTAACCACTTGTAGGGAAGCAGCACTTACCGCAAATACACTTAAGAGTAAGTTTACAAAACTCATGACAAGTACAAAAGGACCCATATAGTTTATGTTTGCTGTTAGGTAAATATAAGCTACTACTCCAAATAGTATCACTAGAATCCCTGTTATACCAGCAATGATTCCAAGGTTCTTTTGAATATCAGCACCATTATCTTTGTTTTGCGTTAAGAATCCCAAGGCCATAGAAATGCCAACAATTCCTAGCACTCCAATTCCTAATAAAACTTGTTCAATCATCTATCTCTTCCTATTCCTATATAGTATACTTATTTGGAAGCTTCAGATACAACTCTGCGTAAAGGTGCTAGGCCACTCGAACATTCAAGTGCCCAATCTGGCATAGAATATACTACAAATAGTATAAATAAAAGGAATACTAGGAAAATAATTGGAAGAATAATATGCCAAAAAGAAGACATACTTAATTCTCTTGTTCGGGTATCCTTTGTAGTCATCCTATTTCAGAATAGTTTTATGATTTTCAAAATTAGTATTAGAGATGCCACCTAGGCAAACAAGAAAAAAGGGACGTAACCCTATTATAAAAAATCCGGGACCAAAAACTTGTTCTCCTCTTGCAAAAAAGAAACATGCTGGAAAATCTTGTCTTCCACCCGATGTTTTAGCACGTGTAGCCAAGTCATCTACACGTAAAGAAAGTTGTAAGAAGAATGATGGTCGTTGTTTAGTTAAGTCATCATCGCTTTTACAAAGTGAAAAGATGAAGATTCTTAGTGAATACTTTCGCCCAATGCAACCTTCTGAATGGAAGAACAATCCTCATACATGGTTAACTAGTGATGATATAAACAAGGTTATGAAACAACTAGAAGATGCTTGTCCTGAATTTAAGTTCATTGGTGTAGTTCCAATAGACTTCAGTGCTCCTGATCCTTATGATAAGACATCATCAACAAAGAAGTGTTTGAATCCTGAATTCTGTCATGTAGACTTGAAGGCTGAAAAGGCCGCTGGAAAAAAGGTTTTAGGAGCAATCTTCAACTTAGATCCGCATTACAAGGGTGGTAGTCACTGGGTAGGTCTAACTATTGACTTACAATCTTCAAAGGTATACTACTTTGATAGTTACGGTATAAAACCTCCTGAACAAGTGGCTCGTTATATGAGATACTTAACTTTGTTAGATCCCAAGTTAGTTCTAGAAAGTAATGGACGCCGATTTCAATATAGTAATACTGAGTGTGGCATGTATTCCATGTACTTTATTTATTGCATGATTGAAGGTGTAGAATTTAAAAAATTCTGTAAAAATCCCGTATCTGACGAGTGGATGTACAAGTTTCGTAATATTTTTTTTGATCAATCAGAATCAGATGCGTTGTAAGGAATTAAACGTCTAGTAAGAGTTCCTTGTAGGAATTAGGATGCAAAGAGGTCAGTCTGTTGAACAACAGTTTTTTAGTCGTCAAAATCAAGAGCAATTATTCACTATTATTGCTCAGGAATTTCAAAAAAATCAACGAGGATTTAATGAAAAACAGCAAGGTCGTCTTGTAAAAACCCTTGATCACTACATGCGTGAAGTTTGGGATACAAATGGTCCCATGCCTATTAATGACTTAAATCGTGAAGTCCTTGGTGTTACAGCACAAGATTTTGCTGGATATCTCCGACGAGATACTAATATGCCTAGTCTAAGTGCAAGTCAAAAAATTGTTAGTGATAGTCGCAATCAACCCCAAATGGAACTTGCCTCACAACGCCTCACTATACAACCTCGCCCGACATTTGAACAAACATTATTACAAGATACTGGATCTCGTTTTGAACAACTACAACAAGAACGTATTGGTCCTAAAGAAACTCGTCCTGTCCCTCCTGACTTTCAAATAAGTATGAGTACATCTGCGGATGAACCAAGTGCGATTTCACTATTTGAAACCGCGAAAAAAACTCGTGAAAATGAAGCATCTCGCATTGCCGCAATTGTTACAAATACTCAAACAGATGCCAATCCTCTTTTACGTTTTATAAGCCCTCCTTCTATTCAAAATGACCCGAATCTAAACCCTACTATTGCTCAACCTATTCAACCTATTATTCCTGAACCTCGTGGTCCTCTTCCTCAAGATTATATCATAAAACAAGATAATGTGATATCCTACAGAGAAACAGAATATAATCTAGTACTGTATAGTGCTGATCGTGATTGGTATAATAACACACGTGAAAATCGTTATACATTCTCAATTAATTTTGATACGGGTAATAATCAACAAGGATTTAACTATAGCCCCTCATCCACTAAGAAATTCAAAAACATCAGTCGTATTGAACTGATAAAGGCAATCTTACCAAGTGAAGGCCTTGATATGCTTGTAAAAAAGAGTGATGCTACTACCTATACACAAAGTTCAAAACTAAATGTTTTATCCTATCCCTATGTTATTGTACGTATTCCTGAACTTGATGGTAATACATATGGAACTGATAATAACCTTGATAATTCATTTGGATCCCTTCAATATGATGCGAATTGGTATACAGATACTGCGACTTTAACTGATGGATATCTTGGCATGATCCCTAAGTTCATGAAATGCCAAAAAGTATACTGGCCCACACCTCTTGCCACACTTACTAAGCTAACTGTAGAACTTCAAAATCCTAATGGAACTTCATTAAGTTCTGTTGCAGATACTCTTACAATTAGTAATATCTTCTTATCAAATAAAATCCCAACAAGTAGTCCTAATATTGCATCTGCATTATACGGTCCTAGTGATGGTACTGAATATGGATATATATTTATTGTTTCATCAACATTTTTTAGTCAATGGTCATTTGCTATTGGTAATAGTATTAAAATTCAGGGACTTGATGCAAGTCAAATTACTGGAGGCACTACTGCTGGTGGGACAAGTCTTGTCCAGTATCTAAATAACAATATAGTATCGATTGTAGGTGTTGCAAATACAACAGTACCTAACGATGGTCTTAATAACGTTGGATATGCAAATATTATTATTGTTCGTGGTCCATATGGAGATCCTACAACAGGTAGTATAATTCCTAGTTATTTTGGTGGTTCTACAAGTACTCAAGATATTTTAGGAACTTCTCTTAAAACAACTACATTTACGAGTGGTAAACTTATTAACTTATCTCACCAAACGAGTCTTGTACTACGTATTATTACACGTGATCTTGACCCTACTGCTCGTGTACGTCCCGATAATTTATAATTTATAATTATTATATTTTTATTTAAGAAATTAAAAATAAAAAGAAATGATAGATGGATAGTGGTATCCGAGAATTAATAATAATTCTACTAATATGCGTACTAGTATTATATTTTACATACTATATTCGACGCAGATATCGTCGTGAAGGATTTGCTAGTATTGTTGATCCTTCCGTAAAATCTGCACTTGGTAATGAGCATAGTGAGTTTTTAGAACAATCTGCTGAAAAATATAATCCACTTATGAACCTCATGAATCCATCGAGTAATCCTTTATTATCTCCCGATTATTCATTTGATGAAGCAGTAAGTACTCAAAATTCAATAAGAAAGGCTTTAGTTTCTCCTAGTCCACGAGCAAATGATCCCAGCTTTGTCCTAAAAAAATCAAATGTCAAAGATATTCTAATTAATCGTAATTCTATTGGAACTGCGCGTAGACTTATTGCAAATGCAGAAAAAATAAAGAGTGCTAACTGTGGAGCATTTGATAATTCTGAATTTGCGGCAAGTGCTGGCATTTGCCATGAAGGTGGTCAAGATTCTAAGGGAAATAATGTAAACGGTGGTTTATATATTTCAGATGATGATAAACAGAATGCTCAAATTTTAGCTAAAAGAATGAATTCTAAAGAAGTAAATTATACTCCCACTGTTGGCAAGTGTGATCCTTATCGTTTTTCTACTTCAAAAGAACAGTGTATTACTATACAAAGTGAACTAAACTGTATGAAAAAACAATCATTTGATGTCGAAGGTTGTGGTTTATGTTATCAAGATAATAATTTTCATTATATTGAACCAACTGCTTCTTATAATCCTCCTTCAATACAAGTTGCTGGAAGTGGTTCACTAAGTGTAGGCACATCTTCCTTATCAAAACCTATAGTTATTACATTAAATTCGAATCCTCAAGAAATTGAACTACCTTCTTTAAAAGAAGGAGATATTATACAATTAAATGTTACACCAGAAACATCTAAAATATCTGGATATCTTATTGGACAAACTCCTAGTGGTGATTTCCGCATTGATATTATACGACTAATTCAAGTAGATACTATTTCAGGACTAAAACCTAGAGTTTCAGGATCAACAGAAATAGATGGAGAAAATTACACTACAATACGTCCTGCAAGAGGAAAGGAATCTATGAGTTTAGCTCTCTTAAATACTTTTAGTTTCTTAGATAGTTCTGAATATGCTGCTCAAAAATGTGGTTCTGGACCCTATGTAAAAAATCCAGAAAGTCTTTTATTCTTAAACTCTAGTCCATGCTACAAAAAAGGCCAAGTACCTGGTTCTTATTCATTAGAATGTTTACAACAAACTTTTGAAAGTGCGGGTTGTACAAGTGAAGGATCAGGATATCCTAGCAATTCTAGTAAGGCAAAAGAACTCATGATAGGACCAAATGGTAGTAGTATGAAAATAGGTGATATTGCAAATAGTATATATACAAAGAGTATTCTTGCATATTCAGGTATGGATGAAAATGGTAATAAATTACCTATACCTGAATGGAACAAGTATACTACATTTTGTACTGGTAAGTCTATAAACAGTCCTTGTGATAGTATGACACCTGGTAAACCATTATCTGTAGAATGTTTAAACTACTTATGGCAAAATGCAGGTTCTACAATAAAAGCTGTTGGTCCCACATATACAAATACTATTAATACAACAAGTTTAACATCAAAAAATAATATACAATTCTGCACACCTAATGGTGAAATGGCACCTATTGATAGTTCAGGAAAAAATAATGATTCTGCAATAGCAATTGCTAGAAAACAAGGAAGTCCAGAAAATATTAAGAAATTTTATGACTCTATTCATAAACGTGCTAATGATAATTTATTAAGTGATAGTGAACGTAAAGATGATGTTAGAAATTGTTATGGTATTAATTTTTTAAAACCTACTCCCTTATTACTAAAGACTTGGAAACTTGGACCTAATTCAGATGTAAATCCTAAAATTTCAGTACCAAATTCTTGTATAAAATCAGGAGGACAAGATGAAGTTCTAGATTCCTATATTTACACCATAAATTCTAGTAATGGTTCAATTGATTTTAGTTATTTATCACTTTCTGGTAGAAATTTTATTGGTTTTACAACAAAACCTGATACTGGTTCTTGGGATGCTCATGAATTTATTATGTACAGTTCAGATATTGAACAACAAACAAATATTTATGAAAGTGGAAAAGGCCCTATTTATAAGAGTCGAGAAGGTAGTCTAAAAGCAAATACTTTATTACGTATAACATATGATGGTATTTCTTTAGTTGAATATTATATAAATGATAATCTTGTAAGAAGTGTTAAACGTACTTCAAATACACCCTTATATGGAATAATATCTATGAAAAATACCCGTTCTGTAGTACAAGTTATAAAATACATCGTTGGTCCTCCGCAATTGAAAAAATCGTGTTTTAAGGGATGTGAAAATGACTATATAACTGCACAATGCCCAATTGATACAAAAATAACAGGTGGGTCATTTCGTTATGGAAAATGGGATAATAAAACATGTGGAGTAACAGATAGAGGAACTAATGTAGATATATCATATCCTATGCCTAAACAATGTATAGGAAAACAATCATGTACAATAAGAACTGATAATAATTTATACGGTGATCCTTATCCAGGTGTATTTAAACAAGCTGAACTATGTCCTGTATGTGAATAAAAAATTGAAGTATATATTATTTTTGTTTTTATTACTAACAAAGACAAAAATAATGGACTGTCCTATTTGCTATGAAGCAATTACTAAAGAAACAGGAAAACTGATTCTTTCTTGTTCCCATGAATTTCATATTAACTGTCTAGTCAAATGGAAAAATATGTCAGAGGATTCTTGTCCACTATGTCGCAAGACCTCATCATCTCCACATGAAATGATTCCAGAAAAAGGACTTTCAGAAAATGCTTTTGAATATGTTTGTGGCTATCAACATGAAGTTGACTACTTATTTCGACTACTTGGTGGAGAAGGATTTAGTGATGAAAGTTGGAAAGAAACTCTTATAGAACATATTGGAATGACAAATGTTGAAAATCGTGAACGTGAAGGTCGTGAACTTCTACTATGTATCGATCCTATTGAATTTACGAATCTTATGCTCAAAAATGGATGTAAGAGAGTTTTGACTTATTCTGAATGGTCTAACTTAGCACTTGAAGATTGTTGGTACAATGTCCTTGATGGTGGTAGTGATGCCCTTACTACATAAAGATATGAACATATAAACACCTTTGTTTATATATATCTAGAAGTGATTTTTATGTTTGATACATCCATATTAATTGATTATGATGAACTTATTAATGATGAACATCCTGAACTTTCTGAAATTATTAAAATAGAAAATAAATACTCTCAAATTTGTTATTATTGTATTGGAACTATGTTTTGCTTATGTACATTTTTTGGAATTATTATATATATATTAATATTTTTAACATCCTATAATTAAGATGTTTCGTGGACTTAGTCTCCTTCAGAATAATGAAACGTTTATTGATCATAATGATTTTGTAAAAACACAGACATATAATTTTACAAAAAAGTATCCTAATAGTTATCTAACAACACAAACTGATCCTGCACTTATTGATTCTACTGCATCAAGTCTTGGTGTTTGGGATCCTGATACCCGACAAGTTACGGGAAAAAAAACAGATCTTAATAATCTTCTTACTAGCGTTGAAATTAATGATTCATTAAAACAACAACAACAACAATGTATTACATCTGATATTGACAAATTAATTACTTCACAAAATTTAAATTCAAAACTTCGGTGTGGTTGGATATATAAAAAAGGAACTCCAGGAAATCGTCCTGAAGTTTCACAAGGCACACTTGCTACAAGAAATGGACCAATGTCATTTTTTGATAATCCCAAAGGTGTTTTTTATTGGGATCTAGATGCCGCTAAGAAACAAATTTTAAAAGATCGTTGTAGTGCACTTGTTAATTGCCAATATACTGGTTCCGACGATTTTAAAGAATGTGCATTTTCTTCAAGTCGTGGAATCGGTGTTCCGGTTGATTCATATGGTAATGTATTATATCCTCGTGATCCTTCTCTTAATGCACCCAATAAAAGTCTTGTTAAAAATGCCAGTTCATGCCCCCCTCCTCCTCCAGTCAACAGTCCTCAGTACGCATACCAACAAAGCCGTGATTCATGTACACCTCTTCCCAATGGACAATTATCAAGAGATTGTATGCTACAACAAATTACAGCGGCTGGTTGTAAACAAGATGGCTCATTATATCAGAGTCTTATAACTTCTGCACAACCAAATAATTATGCGGCTGGACTTCAAGGATTAACAAGTTATAAGAAATATCAACAATTTGCAAATGTTCCTCTTCTTGATTCATCTCTACGTGATGGTAAAACTACTAAAGATATTATCCTTGCAAATTTTAAAGAACTTTCTAAACAAACTGAAAAAATAAATGAATCTGCACTAAATTTTGCATCTCGTGATTTGTGTCTAAAAAGAGGTACAATGGATAGTTATAATTTCTGTAATGAATTAACTGATGCTTCTACTGCTCCTTTTGACTTGGGTTGCTTACAAGAGGCATTTCGTAAAGCAGGTGGTCAACCTAATGGAACCATGTATCCTTCTTTAATAAATAAAAATAGTTATGATGGATTAATGACATGGAAGGCCGTGAAAGAGTATATAAATGACATTTCTAAAATGGCATTTTCAAGTAATAATATGACTATTCAAAGTAAGGGTTTAGAACAGTTACTAGGAATTACACGTTTGGTAAAATGTTCTACTCCTACAAACAATGGTTTACCTAAATGTCTACCTTATACAGATATCAGACCTGGTTGGCCAAATCCTGCTTGTGGAGAACGTGTAACTGTATTTGGACATCCTAAATTTAGTGAATATAATTTTAGTATTCCTATTGGAGAATGGAAAACATTAAAAGAAATAAAAAGTATACCTGGAAATAATGGTTATACAATTCATGGTGGTGATGGTAATGTTTCATTCGTATTTCCTGATGGTTGTAGTTTAATATTAACAATAAATAATGGAGAAAACTTTTCAGGCCCTGTTACAATGGTATTTACACAAACATGTAGTGAATCTATAAGATCTGGTTCATGTGGACAAATTGAATTTGATCCACGTTGGACATATGCACAAAGTATACGATGTGAACGTGCATAAATAAAAAATATATGAACATCCTATTCTAATCTATACAATAGGATGTTTCGTGCACTTGATAAATTACAAAAAGATACCGTTCCTGATTTTAAACAAACACTTCCTCAGGCACACACATTTTTGAACAGTTATATAACAGTACAAAGTGACTTAACAAAAAAACAACTAGAAGAAAAAAGAGGTCCCGAAAAAGAAAAATCTATAAGCATTCCAAAATATTCCTTCTATAAGGAACATATAGTAACTCCTGCTATACAACAAAGTATAGCTAAAGCTGAAGTAAATGATGCAAACTTATATACATCTATTATTGAAACACCTCAAGTATTTATAAAACCTGTAGATTATAAAAATCATTCTGTTCTCTCTTCTAAAATATTCATGTCCTCCATTATACACGATGGTCAAGTAGCAAAACCAGTATGTCTTAAAGAATACAGTCCTCCCAGTGATCTACCATTAAAAATACGTGTGAGTGATGTACATTCCCAAGCATTGGTTTTACGCGGTGGAGCTCTACCATCCTATTCATTTTGTCCTGAGCTTGTCGACACATCAAAAGGACCATTTGCCTTAGAATGTATTCAACAAAAATATATTCAAATTGGTGGTAAGGTTAGTGATCTACACTATCCTAGGATCGAGTCATTAGAAAGATATAATAGCCTTCCTTTATGGAAGGATGTTGTAATAGAACTTTACAATGTTTTTTACAGTGTTCCTAAAAAAACTTCTAAGATACAACAGAAGTTTTTGGGTAGTGAGATCCTATGGTTTAATTATGGAACAAATACCTATATTGATCGAGTTACTGAATACAAGAAGTCTTTAATTCAATTGACTAGTGACATAGATTCACATTTTGAATATCTTGCTTTTATACATCTATGTCCTAATCTAACAATGGATGTAAGCCTTCGTATGCAGAGCGGTAAATTATTGTATAATGATTCTTCAAGTAGAATTGTTACAGAGATAAAATTAGTTTCAGGAAAGGTGATATCGCTACTTGGAACTTGGGAAGATAGTGCAAAAACAATATTTGATTTAGAATATAGTGATGGTAAACATCCTTATATGTCTGTTCCTAAAGAATGGTTTATTCTTGGTCAAGAACCAAATGCTCCTTTATTTTCATGGGAAGGAGTTTTAGGAAGATTTTGCGAGTATCGCTTAGCTGATAAAATGTCATTAACTCTTTCACCCAATAGTAAGATTATTGAAACAGAATCTAAGTTTCCATATTTATTACAACTTCGTAATGGTTCACGTAGTGGTTTTGCAGTTGTAAAGCGTAATATAAATATGAATAGTTGGAGAACATTGACATGCTGTTTTTTAAGTTCTTCAGGACAAGGGGTACTCTTAAATTTTGGCCCTTGTATGGTAATTCTTGTTGGAAAAATATTACGTATACAATGGACGTCAGCTACTTTAGAAAAATCCCATAGTTTTGAAAATATTCTTGACTTAGATTCTTCTACTCCCTACTTACTTTGTATTGGAATGAAGAGTGATTTGGAAACTATTTCACCAAATCGTTTGGTATTTGCTGTTGCAAGTATATCAGATTGGATTTCTGGTCGTGTAGGTTTTGAAGTGATTGGACCAAATATTGTTAGTTTTATAACTGATAATTTTAATCCATTATATAATATATCAGATTCTTTTCAACTCTGTATTGGAGATGTAACACATTCTGCCAATGCAGCGATAGCTTGGGTACGGTTTTTTGATTATGAAATGGAATCTGTAGATATTGTACGTGATTGTACTAATTCATGGGAAAGAAGTTAGTTAGTTTCATAAATACACATAGAATATTAATTGTGGATAAAAATGCTAGTAAAGTAGGAATATCAAGAAGTGGTTCATTTTCATAGTTCTCTGCTTTTTCTTGTTCTTTTTGTTGCTCTTTTTCTTGTTCTTCTTCTTCTTCGCCTTCTTCGCCTTCTTCGCCTTCTTCGCCTTCTTCTTCTTCATTTTCTTCACTCATAAATGTTTGAAGAATTTCATGAACTTCAGGTAGTAGTTCCTTTGAACTACGAAACTGGTATGAAAATGATGAGACAACACCTTTTTCATAAATACTTACAAAATAAGTTTCTTCTGAGTCAGGTGTTTGAGTTAACATATACTTGGAAATACTTCCTTTTGCATAATAAACTAATTGAGACTTTGTGGAGTTTGCGAGACTAGATATTCCTAAAATACCATTGGGTAGTATACGCAATGGTAGTTCAGACATTTCTAGGGTTGTCTATTAATTAGTTTTTAGACCACTCCTTGATTTTCTGGTCTTTCTTATTTTTTAAGAAAGTTTTCGTGATTTATATTTATTGCTGATTTTGCTGTTTTCTGTTCAACCATATCTATATTAGTATGAACAAAACCCACTATTATCACAAAACCCTGAAGTACAATCTGAATTATGTTTGCATGTGGTTAAATATACTGCAGGATACCAATAATAAGGCCATCCATACCAATGACCTGAGCTACCACCATAGTTACTATATCTACGTCCTCCACCTATATATCTTCCACTATGATAAGCACCACGGCCCATACGACCACCTCCATGACGACCACCTCCATGACGACCACCATGACCTCCTCCACCACTTACTCCAACACGAAAAAATTCCTTCATCGGGATCATAAATAAGGCACAAATAAATAATAATAATGGTATTATATACTTCATCTCTACTTTACAGGTTTTTTACCTGGTAACCATACTACTTGTTTTTTACCCTCAGCACTCGTTGTTATTTCACCAAGAGGTTCTCTTAATTGTATATTTTTAATATTATATAATATAATTTTATTATCTCTTTGTACACCAGCATAACTTATTCCAGCAATCTTATATTCTTTTCTTTGTACAGTAACTGTTCGCTCACTTTGTTCCGTTGTAGCAATATCATTTTTTAGACGAGGATCATACATAAAATCTGACAATGATCCTTCTTGAATAAAACATGTAATTTGTTCATTTTCAAATGAATTTAATTGACAATCAATCGCACCTGACTTCATAGCATCTAAGAATGAAGAATTAATTTTATCTTTTTTAACTGCAAGATCTAAGATAAACTCATCGGTTGTTTTTGATTCATCATTAATTTGTAGTGTTATATCAATTGTTTTCGGATCTACAAACTTGGAAATATATGTGAAAACTTCTACAGTACGTTCATTTAATTCAGGATCTTTATTATATGTTAGTTCAGAGTGTGAGCATATACGAATTGCACGACCCTTTACTTGATCTGTACGAACTTTGTTCCAAAAAGGTTCCATAATGTGGACGCTACGAACATTTTTTAGTGATAGACCTTCTGCACCAGCACCCGTAATCATAAATGCACGACATACTTGACCTATTTGATTATTATCATATGTGATGTCACGAAGAACTTTTGCTATCTTAGGACTGAGTTTATCTAAACGCATATTGAAAATATTAATTAACATTTGTCGTACACGAACTGATTCACCACCACTATAAATAATATAACGCATTTGTTCAGGATGTTCAGTTAAACTTGTTATACTTTCAGGACTTAGTTCTAGATTATCATCAGGACCTATCACACTTATAGGAGCAAATCCATTTGCTTCAAGAGCAAATCCAAATACGCCAATTCCTTCTACTGTCTTGAACTGACTATAGACAAGGCTTGAACCCTTTGAAGCTAGTATACGTTTATAGATTTCTTCATACTTTGCACTATATGTAGATAGACGTTGTTCTTCAGGTGCTGAAGGATCTAGCTTATATAAGTCATTTGCACGTCTACGCAATTCTTTTAAGGCATTTGCTAAACGTACTTGATAGGGTAGCATGACTTTTTCAGATTTTGTTGTTTTTGTTAGTCTAGGTTCTTCTTCCTCATCCTCATCTTCTTCTTGTTCTTCTTGTTCTTCTTCCTGTATTGCTTGTTCTAGGGCTTCTAATTCTTCAACATCAACATCTTCATTACCATGATCACCTATAATATCTTCAGTAATACCAGCTTCTTTATTATAGTCATTCTTTTTTTCTGGAAAAGGGCGTTCCAAGTCTGAAGGAAAGGCTAGATTACTTATTGCACGACTACGAAAACGATACGATGTAACCAAGTCATCTGTTTTAGGATCTTCTGTAGGTTTTTCTTCAATCTCTTTCAAACGTGCAGCCGTATATTGACCAAGTGCAAGTTTACTGAACTTACATTCAACAATTTCATCACGTATTATAGTCGGCATAAGTTCTTCTTTTGAACCTTTATAGTATGAAACTAGACCTGATATACGTTTTTTAAACGTAATTGGATTGATTAGGGAAAGACTCGATTCATCAATAAAATTTTCTTTAAATGTACTATATACAGGTGGAAATAAAGGAAGGGCTGAATAAACAGGATTGTTGAGTAGTTTGATATTACTATCCTTACATAGTACTTGAATTTCTTCATATACTTCTTGTACTGTTGATGTAGCTTCTTCATCATAGACAATACCTTCAACTATAGAATCATTGATTTGTTTTTTATAAGATGAATCAAGAATTGTAAAAAATACATTATAAGCACCATTAGATAGTGTAATAGAGTAGAAATTTACTCTAGGGTGATTTGTGAGTATCTTTCCTACAAGGACCTTTTCTGCCTCACTTCCACGAAAGGAATCTTCTACACAGTGAAAGTATCCATGGAGAATATTTCCTAGAATACCGAATTCAAGAGGAATGTTTACAATCGGTGTACCACTTAGAGCAATGATCTTAGAATTTTTTGCTTGACTTAAGAGTCTATAGAATAAGTATGCACGATCATACTTATCTGATGGTCCTTGACGTTTTGGTACCCAAGTATCTACAGTGACAGGTTCATACTTAGATCCAGGTTTGAACTGTCCTTTCTTATCTTTTTTCATACTAAAATAAGTATCTAAACGTTTTGCCATAAGACGAGTCAAGTTATGGATTTCATCAATAATAATGACAGCATCATCAAAGTACGTAGGATTTTTAATGGCAATGTCCATTAGATATTTTTTAGTCATTCCAGTATAGCCAAAGAAGGTAAACGTATTTTGTAGACTTACATAAATTTGTTGGCGAATTGAGCTTCGTTCCCAGTCTTCAAGTGTATCAAAGTTATATTCAGATTCATCAGCACTTAGATCTGGCATCCATAAGACATTCCTTGATGAATTTTGTTTACCAAGTTTATTTATATATTGTTGAGATAGTTTCGCGACAGTTAAGGCAAATAATTTTATATCAGGTGTATTAATTGGAAAACGGACCCACTTATTTTTTAGCTGATAGTGTTTGAATCCACATACAGTAAGTTCATTTAAAAAGTTTTCTTTTAAGGATGTGGGTGTAAATACAATGATTTTCTTATTTCCTTGACCATAGAGTGCTTCAGCTGCGGCAATTGATGTACAAGTTTTTCCTGAACCAAGTCCATGATAGACTAGGACACCACGATAGGGACTGGCTTCACGCATATATTCGCGAATAAAGGCTTGATATTTATAAGTTTGCATGATAGTTTGATTACACGCATCAGGGTTAATTTCTTTAGGCATACGAGGTAGTGAAAAATATTCATAACGTGTTTGTATAAATTTTGTAAACCCCTTGCGATCTTCTGGCATATATGGGGCTGGTTCAGGATCAACATATTTAAGAGTTGTTTGTGATTTTTTAATTTGTTCTTGAATTCTACTGAGTTCGGGAGGGATGTTTAGTTTATTTTTTCTTGTAAATATGAGTCTTGGTTTTGATGGAGCTTGTGCCATTCCTATAGCTTGTGCAGGTGCTACAGGAACAACAGGAACTTCTGCAGCCGTTCCTATAACTTGTGCAGGAATAGCAGCCGTTCCTATAACTTCTGCAGGAACTTCTGCAGCCGTTCCTATAACTTCTGCAGGAACAGCAGCCGTTCCTATAACTTGTGCAGGAACAGCAGCCGTTCCTATAACTTCTGCAGGAACTGTAGGAACTACAGGAACTACAGGAACTACAGGAACTACAGGAACTTCTGCAGGAACTACAGGAACTTCTGCAGGAACAATAGGTTTTCTTCCAAACATTTGTCTTTGTCCAGATGGAGGAGGTGGTTTAGGAAGTTCAACTTTAACTTCCGCCTTAGGACCTGAAAAAGGTTGATGTGATATAGCAACTGTGTCTACACCCAAGTCTTGAGGCGGAAGTGGTGCTTCTAGTGCCACCTTAACTTTTGATTTTAATTTCAATCCAAACGGCATATCTAAAAGAATGTAAGAATTCTTTCCTACTAGTTTACCGCCTCTAGCCGTTCTAGTGCAAGACGTGATGCTTCTTGTTCAGCAACCTTCTTATTTCGTGCTGTATAGGTTGCTACAATATTTCCCTGAACATCAAGAACACCCATTGTAAATATTCTATCATGCGGTGGACCAACAACTTCAACTTCTTTATACTTTGGTGGTTGATGCCAACGACTTTGGTAAAATCGTAGTAACTGATCCTTGAAGTTATTATCATCTGTAATAAGTTCCGCAAAGTCAATATATCTTTCAATGATTTGTATAAACCAATCTTGACAACGCTCATAGCCTTTTCCACCCTTTCCTTCATGAATGTATAAAGCTCCCATCCAAGCTTCTAACATTGAACCAAGCATACGAAGATTGTTACGTCCATTACACACTTCTTCTACATGACGACTTATAATAATCCATTGTGAAAATCCCATTTTACGAGCAATTTCACCGAGTGTTTTGTTATTTACTATACGAGTCTTTAACTTTGTCATAAATCCTTCTCCTTGTCCAGGATAACGTTCATAAATATACAAGGCAACTATATTTCCTAGAATAGAATCTCCTACAAATTCCATTTCTTCATTATCTGCCTCCTTCAAGTCTAGACAGTTATCAGGTTTAGGAGCAATTTCCATGACTTCATTTGTTAATGCTGCTTGTTCCGCCCATTCTTCAGGACGATTTACATAGGACTTGTGTACACATGCTTGTTTGAATAATTCAGGTTGTATTAACTTACCACGCCAGCCATAAGCACGCAAGATACGTTCTATAGTATCTTGCGTGATATCCTTGTTTGTACTATTCCAGGGATTAAAGATCTTAACTTCTTCGGCCATTCTTCTGTATTAGATTACTAGATAGTTATTTAGGTCAAATTTATTCTTCCCGATTCTTTTCTGCGACTATTCTATTATGTTAATTCTAATGAACTTATAGAATGGCTTCCACCAAAGAGGTAAGTTTTGCAAATAATAAAACTGAAGGTCCTGCTGGACCTGGATTAGAAAGTGTTCGTGAATTTGATCCTAAAAGTAGTATTTTACCAAATCCTGGTGAAAAACGTGTTGCTAAAGCTGCTGAAGCTAAAGCTACTGCTGATGATGAAATAGCTAGTCCTATTGAAATAGATACTCCTGTTGCTGCTGCTCGTGAAAAAAATCCTGGTGAAAAACGAGTTGCTAAAGCTGCTGAAGCTAAAACTTTTTATAAAAATCCTAAGTCATCTGAAGCAGTTCTAACACAAGCACAAACTACTGCTAACAAACTTGTAAAAGAATTAAACAGCACAACAGGAACAACAAGAAAACGTAATCGTACAAACAATGGTACTGGTAATACACTTGGTCTACCATCATCAACTGCTCCTAGTACTGCTATAACACCTTCTAAGATATATCAAAAACTTACAGTCGGTCTACCTACATTACTACGTTTTGGTCCTTATGATGCTACGTCAGAATATATTGAACTTGATACAAAGAAAGATATTACTAAAGAATTTAATCAATTTGGTTATGGACTTGGAAGAAATGAAATGGAAACCTTTTACGGAATAACAGATATTAGTGAAATTGCAGTTTTACAAAAAGTATTTGGTATAAAATCTATCGGTAAATCTCCTTTATTTTCAAAATATTCTAAAGATAAATGTAAGTTTGATGGTGTTGCCATTGTAAAAAAGGCTTTAAAAAATCGTATTAAGTCACTACAAGAACAAATTACTAAAGAAGGATCTACAAATGTTTCTAACCGTTACAAGCATCAACTTGAATGGTTTCAACAAATTATTGGTAAAATTGATACTTATAATAATCCTTGTGAGGAAGAGGAACAAAAACAACAACAAACGCAAGAAGCTATAAGTACTCAAAGTGTTGGAGTAGGAACAAATGCTCGTGGTACAAATATAGGAGTAGGAACAAATGCTCGTGGTACAAATATAGGAGTAGGAACAAATGCTCGTGGTACAAATATAGGAGTAGGATCGAATGCTAGTGGTACAAATGTTGGAGTAGGATCGAATGCTAGTGGTAAAAATACTAGTAGTGTAACAAAAGATGGATGCCCCTGTTTAACCGACATACACTTATTACGTGACTTGGTATACTTAGTATCTACTGTTCGTGATACAGCTACAGATGATATAAAACAAAAAATGAGTCAAATTCCTTTACAGAAATTATTGAATTCTGCTAGAAGTAATACACCCCAAAATCTTTCAAAACCTACAAAAGAAATTCTAATACTCTTACTCGAACATTTAATGTCTGTGCAAAAAGATAATTCATTAAATAAGAAAAATATTGACCCAAAAATTTTACTCCAGATATATCAAATTTTCAATAAAACAGATGCTAGAACTTCTATAAGTTTAGGTGAACTATTAATTTATCTAGAGACTGTTGCTAAACAGCTACAATCAGTAAATACCCAAAAAACCGAAGTTGATAAACTGCGTGCAGAAATTGCTTCGCTTCAAAAAAAGCTAGAAGATTGTACTAAGGTAGAAACTACTAATACAGATGAAGTTCGCGAACAATTAAAAAAGGCTTTAGCTGAGCTAGAACAATTAAGAAAAGATCATGATCTATCTAAAAAACAACTACTAGAAAGTCATAAACCTGAAGGAAGTGCTGAAGAATTATTACGTGAAAATAATAGTGAAGAAATAGAAGCTCTAAACACCCAAATTAGAAATAAGAATGCTGAAATTATTGAACTTCAAAGTCAACTTCAGTCTGTTAAAAATAATCTTGAAGGTGAAAAGGCTTCACTTTCAGGTGAACTTGCTGCTATAAATGCTGCCCTTAAGATGGAAAAGGAACAACATGCCAAGTGTGTAAGTGAAAAAGAAAGGCTACAAGTTGAATATGAAGGACTTGAAAGTGCTCTTGACGAAATAAATAAGAAGGGAGCTTCTAATAGTGCTGCTTCAGCTGCGATAAGTGATGAGCTAAAAAAGCTACAAGATTCCTTAGGTGAAAAGAGTATAGAACTTGCTGCAAAAAATGCTGAGATATCTGACCTTAGTGCAAGGTTAGCTGAATCTGAAGCAAAAATACCACCCATACAAAAACAAATAGAAGAAAAGGATACCACTATTTCTAATCTTAGACAAGAACTTTTAGATGCAAAGGATAAGATTTCTGTAAGTTCTAAAGATTTAGATGCTGCTCGTGGTAATATTGCTAAATGTACTGTAGACTTATCTAAAATAAATGCTGAAAAAAATGAATTAGAAGCACAATTAAAAGCAAAGGAAGCTGAACTTGCTGCTCTACAAAAAGAACATCAAGAAGCAAAAAATCAATTGGCTTCTGGTTTTAAACCTAATGGAAGCATCAATAATTTTTTAAAGAATGGTGAAAATGATAAAGAAAAGAAGGATCTCAAAGCAAAACTTGCTGCTCTACAAAAAGAACATGATGATGCAAAACAACAACTAGCAAATAGTTTTAAACCTGATGGAAGCATCAATAATTTTTTAAAGAATGGTGAAAATGATAAAGAAAAAAAGGATCTCAAAGCAAAACTTGCTGCTCTACAAAAAGAACATGATGATGCAAAACAACAACTAGCAAATAGTTTTAAACCTGATGGAAGCATCAATAATTTTTTAAAGAATGGTGAAAATGATAAAGAAAAGAAGGAACTCAAAGCAAAACTTGCTGCTCTACAAAAAGAACATGATAAAGCTAAACAACAACTAGCAAATAGTTTTAAACCTGATGGAAGCATCAATAATTTTTTAAAGAATGGTGAAAATGATAAAGAAAAGAAGGATCTCAAAGCAAAACTTGCTGCTCTACAAAAAGAACATGATGATGCAAAACAACAACTAGCAAATAGTTTTAAACCTGATCATGAAGAAATTGAAGAGAAACTAGAAAAACTTACAGCTGAAAAGGCCCAACTAGAACTTCAACTTAAAAATAAGAACTCAGAAATTGCAAGAATTAGCGGTGAACTTCAAAATGCAACACAAGAACTAGAAACTATACAAGAATTACTCGAATCCGAACGTGCTTCCCATGCCGCAGAAGTTGAAGGTTTAACTGTAAGTATTAAGATGGAAAAGGAAAAACATACCAAGTGTGTTAGTGAAAAGGAAAAGTTACAAGATGATTATGAAGCTCTTGAAGGTGCTCTTGATGAGTTAAATAAGAAGAAATCTTCTAGTAAGAATGCTTCAGATGCAATGAGTGCCGAGCTAAAAAAGTTACAAGATTCCTTAGGTGAAAAGGGTATAGAACTTTCTGCAAAGGATGTTGAGATATCTGACCTTAGTACAAGGTTAGCTTCAGAATCATCTAAATTAGAAGATCTAAATAAACAAGTTTCAGAAAAAGATGAAACTATTGCTGGACTAAGAACTGAACTTGAAGCTGCTAAAACAGAACTTACTGGTCTACGTGTTGAACATGAAGCAATTCAAGCTGCTCTTCATTATGAAAAGGAACAATATCAAAAGTGCAAGGCTTCTGAAGAACGTTTACAATTAGAATATGAAGGTTTAGAAAGAACAGTTGATGATTTAAATAAAACTAAACAAGCATCTAATACAGTAGGTACTCAATTTGTAACTAAGTTACAAGGCTTACTAGAAAATACGAAGAAAGAATTAAGGGCAAAACAAGATGAACTTTCAAAGGCATTAGAGAATCTACAAGCTTCAAATGCAAGAATTTTATTACTACAAGGTCAGATTGATGGTGAAAGTGATGAACATACACAACGAATTGTAAGACATGCTTTAGCACAAGGTCAGCTTAAGAAAAGATCCGAAGAACTAGAGGAAATACGTAAGGAAAGAGATTTACTACGTGAAGAACTTGAGCTACTACAAACGAAAAAAGGTGTAAATTCTGGTAGTCAAACAAATAGTGTACAAGAACCTCGAGGAAGGCTACATATTTTAACTATTAAGGTTAAAACAAAACAACGTGAAATTGATGAACTTCGTAAGCAACTTGCAGCTTCAAAAAATGATCTTGGAAGAATTGAACTTGACCTTCAAGCCGAACAACAAGGACGTAAACGTGACTTAGATAAACTAGGAGGAGAATTTAATGACTTACTTGCCCAACTAAATTCAGAAAAGGAACAACGTGATGCTTCTGACAAAGAAAGGGATCGTATAGCTGGTGAATATGCTGCCCTACAAGCAAAACTTGCCGAGAAGAATATCTCCAATACACTAAGTTCTCAATTAGATACTCTACAAAAATCACTAGAAGCAAAAGATGCTGAACTAGCTGAACAAGCTAAAAAAGTTGCTTCTTCTGAAGCAAGATATGCTGAACTAGAAACTAAGATAAGATTATTAGAAGGTGAAATAGCTGTAAAAGATAATACAATTGCTGTACTAAATCAGCAGTTAGAACAAACAAAAAGTGAATTAAATGATGAAAAAGCGATTAGTGATAAATTGAGAGCTCGTATATCTGAGCTAGAAAGTAAGGAACATGAGTTTAATGAGAGTCTTGGAAGTCTTCAACAACAACTTAGTGAAGCGGCTAGTTCAAATGCCGAACTTGTAAGTTTAAGATCTCGTATAGCTGAACTTCAAGAAAAGGCTGGTAGAGTGAATGCAGCTGAAGCAAGTCTTGCAGAAGTAAGTAATCAGTTATCTACAGTTCGTGAAGATCTAAGAAAGTGTAATGAATCCGAGATTGCTAAACAAGCCGAACATGATTCTACTGTTGCAGAGCTAAGAAGAGACATTGAAGCTGAACAAGAAAAGATTCGTGGATTAGAAGCTCGTCTAGCCACTACTACTGGGCTAGAATCTGAACTTGCTACTGCAATGGCTCGTATACAAGCTCTAGAAGCCGAACTAGCTGGTCTACAATCATCAGGAAGTAAGGCTACTGATGAATTTACTGATGCACGGAAGGGTTATGAAGCTCGTATTGCTGAGCTTGAAAAACAACATCGTGACTTGACTAAAAAGACTGGTGAAGATAAAGAAACTGCGATTGCTGAAGAAAAAAAGAAATGCGATACTCGTATTTCTGAAATTCAAGAACAACTTGATGACATGAAGGCTCAACTTATAGCTGCTCGTGCTGAAGCTGATAAGGTTTCTGACTTAGAAGCTCGTTTAGTTGCGGCTAATATAAAGATTTCTGAACATGGTTCTAGTGCTGCTGGACTAGATGCCACATTAAAAGAAGTTCAAGAACAACTTGCAGCTGCTCAAGCTGAGGCTAGTAAGGTTTCTAGTTTAGATACTACTATTACAGAATTAAAAGCTCAACTAGCTGCCGCAAATGCTGCAAGAAGTGCATGTGATACTGAATTGGCAGAGGCTAGACGTAATGCGAGTGAGCAACGTGCACGTGCAAATGCTGCAGAAGCTGCTGGAAGAGAAAAAAATAGTATTATTGAAATCCAAAAAGAAGAGCTTGACAAGTTACGTAGAATAGAACCTGAATTTGAACAAGCTAAAGCTACAATTGAAGATCTACAAAGACAACTTGCTGACTTTGATACATTGAGAAAGGAACATGATGTATTAGAACAAACAAAACAACGACTTGAAAATCTCATAGGATTAATTGCAATTAGTCCTGAACAAAAAGAAATACTTTCGAATATTGTTTCAGGAGAAATAACCAAGATTGATGCTAATGTTGCAGCACATTTCAAAAAATCAAATACTCCTCTTTCTGATGAAATCTGTAACTTTTTACGTTATTTATACGAAACAATTAATATTCAAAAACGTATATTAGATAAATCAATACAAAATGAAGACTTGATCAATAATATTTTTACTATATATAGAGTAGACTATTCCAATATTGATGATTTAAAACTCCTCGATGAATTAACAACAATACTACATATATATACTGGTACAGACACTAAAACAGGAATTCCTTCAGATGGCATTCCTATTCAAGGAGAATTTTCTGAGTTACTAAAAGTCTTTAAAACTAAGAATTTTACATATAAAATAAATACAATTACAACTACAAAGCTACGTAGTGAACTATCACAAATCAGTCTAGGATTACGTAATGGTTACTTAGATTTTGATACTATGAAAATAATTGGTAAACGAGAATTTCTCCCTAGTGAAATAAAAGATAATTCTATACCCCTAGCTATCTTAGCTATAAAGTTTATTCAACTACTATATACAAATATATCTGATAAATATGAAAATTATAAAGAAAAATGTGGATATAATTAGAGTTACATGACAGTAGATATAACATTTTGGAAACGTGTAAAATATAGTTTATATAGTACTCTTGTATTTCTTATACTCACAAATCCTATGACACATACATTTATACAATCTATGTTTCAAGGAATTAGTATTGTGAGAAATAATACACTAACATCTACAGGATACTTCCTACATGGCTTTTTATTTTTCTTATGCATTCTTGGTCTTATGATGTTTCCTAAGGATTAAATTATACTTGAAATTTATAATATGTATGCTAAGTATCCCAAATGGCCTTCCGGTGTGGTGTCCTATACCTATAGATAAAGATACGCTAAATAATATGAAGTATGATGGAGGTGCCATCCAAAGAAATAAAAGTATGATTCTGTTATTACCGCTGCATCACAAAGTAAGACAAGATATACATATACTGGGAAGGATTTTTTCAGATATATTTACATTAGAGGATACTAAAGTTTCTCAAGATTTAGTTCCTATTCTAACATTTTTATTTCCAAACTGTTCTGTTTTTTATTCAGAAACAAAAAATTTTTGTGGAAAAACAATTAGTGTAGATTGGTCCTAGTAAGTAACTCGATAATGATGTGTAAATGCTGTTTTTTCTGCTAGTTGTTGTGCCTTATCTTCCGATGTTCCTTGTAGTATACTTTGTACATATACTACTGCTGCAACTTGTAACGACAATATTCCTATTGTACTATCAATTCCAGGAACTGGAGTCCAACTATACCATAGATTATTTATAAATACAGGAAACTTGTCCATTCTATATATTCTACTAAAATTTCTCTAAGCTTGTTTTTCTCATTACTAATGAGAAAAACAATGAAGCCTGCTGTAATTGCTCTTATTGCTCTTGTATTAGTAGTTCTTATCTTAGTTACTTCTATACATATTGGAACTAAAGTAGTAAAGAAAGTTGATGGATTTCAAGGTAGTTATGGTGAGACTAATCCTCGCGGTACATTTACTCTCTACTATGCCGATTGGTGCCCCCATTGCCAAACTATTAAACCTGTTTTCAAAGATTTTATGGGAAATGGTGAAGTCAATATAGATAGTCAATATATTAAATGTAAGATGGTTGAAGAAAAACAAATACAACGTGGTGTAGATCCTGAAATAAAGGGATACCCGACACTTTTATATTCAGATGCTGCTGGTAAAATTGTAGAATTTAATGGTCCTCGTAATTCTGACGGATTTCTCCGATTCTTAAAGCAACAGATTTTAAGTTAGATAGAATAGAGTGATATGAATCATATCAATGAAGTTGAAGAAGGAAATATATTACCTAATGCTGTAACGGTAGCTGCTCCTGCTGCTCCTATTGCTCCTGTTGCTATTAAACGTCCTATGACAGATGCTGAACGTGAACGTAACGAGCGTCGCAAGGCTGCGTTTGTTGAACTACGCGGAATAAATCCCAAGGCCAAGTGGACAAATGCGTCAAAACTTGTTGCGTTTCGTAATAGAAAAGATGCTAATGGTGAACGTGCCTTATTAAATACAATAAGAAATTCTAAACCTGCAAACAATAAACCTAAGAACAATGTTAAGAAAAATAAAACAAAAAAGGCACCTGCTGTTGCTGTCGCACCCAAAGTAGCATTTAAGAACATACGTGCACAAGTTACTAGAAATGTTACTAATGCTGGTGTTAAACTAAATGCCGCTCGTCGTCAACAACTAGCCGCCTTACGCAGAAATAATCCTGGACTATCTATTGCAAACTATCTAAAAAATCATGCTGGTCGTACAAGAAAGTTCAAACCTCTAACTCAAACTCAAAAAGAAAAGCTTATGCAAGAACAAAGACAACAAAGAAGAATATTTCAGAATATTGCTCCCATAAGAAAGGGACCTAATCCCGCTTATAACCTAGGCCCTAACAAACAGATATCCTTCTAGTAATAGAACAATAAGAATTATTTAAAAAATCTAGTGTTGCTTTTCTTCCACATTTGATAAGTGTCATTTTTTCTTCAAGACTAGCTTCAAAATGAAGCATAGGAAAATTACCACATGGAATCACAATAGTTTTGTTTCTATATTGTTGAATATGATTTTGATACAATGATCTATAATGTCCTTGTATAATGACTGATATATATTTTGAAATATCTGAAATTTCAATATGTCCATTTTTTGATTCAAATATAAATCCTAGAGTTTCATCTCTTTCTTTTGAAGTAAGACTTAGTATTGGATAGTTATCAAATACTGCTCCATCTACTAAAATATTTCCAGATTCAGGATGCTTTAATGGTATATAATATAATGGAAATGCCATAGAAGCTCGTAATGCAAAAGATATAGAAATATTTGGTGTTTTTTGTATACTGAATTCTATTAAAGTCATTGAATTAATATCTGATGCCCAAATTCGTAGATTTGGAACATCTTGAAATGTTGCATCATTAGAAAGATTCTTATGTTTTAAAATCTTATCTATAAGTTTTTTAAGCATATAACCCGAATCAATTCCAAATGTTTCTGTGAATTGTAACATTGTATCAGGTTCTAAACTACGAACGTTTGTAAAATCATATTCTAAACAAAAACGTTGAATTTTCTCTAGTGAGTATCCTAAAGCCATCATAGTTGCTACTAAAGCACCAGCACTAACTCCACAAAACTCCCGAACATGTTTTAATAATAATTCTTCTTTTAAAACTTGTAAAACTCCTAAATATGCAATTACACGCATACCACCACCAGAAAATAATAGTCGTTTTGGTGGTATACGCGGTATACGCATAGTGTATGTATACGTTCTATATTACTAGTGTTCGTTCTAATTAAGTAGGAGATACCTCTATGCAAGGTATTAGTGGAAATACTTCAAGGCCAGACTATCCTCAATTAAAACCTAGTGACTTATTTGATAAACGTCGACAGCGTGATGCTGCTAGACTTAGATCCTACAATACAATTCTTGAACAAATTTATACACGTATACGTACAATAAGTAAACAAGGAGGTGATCCTTGGACAATTTTTACAGTACCACCGTTTATTGTTGGACTTCCAAAAATTGATATAGAAGATTGTATTGTATATCTTGTTTATATGTTACGACAACAATCTTATGAAGTTCGTTTTACCTATCCTAACTTACTTTATATTAGTTGGAAACATCATGAACGTGACTATATACTAAAAACTTCTCCTATTATGACAACTATGTTAGCAGCCAAACCACAAAGTTCAAAACCTCTTAATGAACTAAGAAAGGCTGGTACTACACAAGTACGATTTGCTGAAACAGTTACACAACAACAAATCACGTTTTCACCAAATAATGGGCGTGCACCTCCGAGAAATGTAAGTGACTATATTCCTCCTCGTAGTTTCTTAAATAGTATTGAACAACCTACAGCAGAACCTAGAAAGGATGTATTGAAGGATTTTTTGAATTTTTAAAGATATAATAGTAGAGAATAATATGGGATATAACGAATTAGAAAAACACCTTCATTACAAAAAACAATATAGAGAATATGATTTATATTGGGGAATTGGTATTGAAGAAGAAACTTATATGCAATTTTCAAAACCAGTCCAAGTAGCAGTACCTATTTTACAAGGAAGTCATAATCATGAACGTTATAGTGTAAAATATTTTTCAAATTATAAACCTTTTTATAAAGATGCATTAATATCTTTATTTCCTGATACTTCAGGTTGTATTCCCTTGCCACTATTTTTAAATGCACATGCTTTTAACAAAATGGATATAAGTGGTAATCATAAGACTACTTACGAAAAAGTACCAAAAGTAAATCCTAGATTTACGGGAAAAACATTTTTTGAATCACTAAAAGAATATAAACCTAGAATACCTATTTGTAATATACTAACATTATGTAATATACCCAAATCATTTATATCCATATTCGAATCTTCCTGTACATTTGATGGTGATTCAATTGAATTTATAACACAAGATTTTTATAAGAATCGAGTATGCTATGTTTTACAAGAATTAATATCGACAAAGTATGAATTATTAGAGTGTATTAATAATTTTTTAAGAGAGAAAAATGTTCATAAAGAAAAGGGTTTTTTAATGTATCCTCAAATAAATCCAGGTTTTACAATAATGTATACAAATCCCAGCAATGTTGCTATGTTTAATAATGGAACATATCATATAAATATCACACTACCTTCCTTACTTGGTAAGAATGATAAGAATGGTGTTCCTGTTTTATTACATCCTACAATTTTTATGAAAGAACATAGGCGATTTATACGTTATATTCAATGGTTAGAACCATTTATAATTGCAGTATATGGAACAAAGGATCCATTATCTGTTGTTTCAGATATGTATACAAAAAGCTCTCAACGTTGTGCTATTTCAAGATATATTGGTATTGGAACCTATGATACAAACCTTATGTTAACAGGTAAGATTTTAACAAACCCTGTTTGTGAAATACGTGGTAGTAAGAATGACTTTTGGTGGTATAACGTCTATCATAAAACTTCAGGATATCTTCCCTTAGAAGAATTAGGTATGGATATTAATTACAAAAAACATTATAATCATGGAGTTGAAATTCGTTTCTTAGATTGGTTTCCTGAAACTAAGCTACAAGAATTAATTAGTTTCTTTATTAATCTTGCTGATGCTTCTTTAGAAATAGAAAGTGAACCTGATGAAGCTATAATGAATAAAGTATGGAATGGTTTTGTTGTATCTATGTTACAAAATGGTCCTGAGTATAAGATTAGTGATGAGATTATTAGTATATATTCTAAGTTACTATGTATACCATTACATTCTGATAGCATTCATAATGTATTTATTTGTATACAAAATCAATTAAAGAAAAAATATAAGAATAGTTTATGTGCAAGGTATATGTTATAGATAATGATTTAAGGATTAGTTAATGATACTATATAATGAAAATTACGGTGTTGGCTCATACTGAGTGGGCGATTGGTCGTGTTCATAATGATATTGCTGAACAATTAAAAGAATATACATTTAAATTTTATAATCAATCTTCATTTTATTATGAAGCTTTTTTAAATGACGCAAAATCTTCAGATATTATAATGACAACGTTAAATAATTATATATATATTACTTCATTATTTAAAACACCTGAAGAACAAAAGAAAATTGTTATTATTGCACATGGTATTAGTGAAATAAATAATGTAAGGGCACACCCTGAATTCAATGAATTTTCAAAGTATATTACATACGGTGTTACAAGTGATGTACTAGTTCGTTATCATCCTATAAAACCGTTTGTATGCTCAAATGGTGTAAATCCTTCTTTATTTAATTATCGTGAACGTTCTGGTAATATTACTACTCTAGGATGGTGTGGTGAATATGAAGTATTAATTAAACGTTTTGAATGGTCCCTTTCTATTTCAAAGAAGACTGGTTTATCTCTATCTATTGCCTCTGGATTAAGTTTTGATGCAGTAAGAAAGTGGTATGATTCGATTGATATATTACTAATTACTTCTGGACCTGATATTAGTGAAGAAACTGGTCCACTACCTGCTTTTGAAGCGATTGCATGTGGGGTACTAGTTGTAGGAACTTCTGTAGGAAATTTTAGTCAAATACCTGGACCAAAGTTTTCTACAATTGAAGATGCTATTATTTGTATTAATTCACTAAAAAATGATCCTGAATATGTTTGTGCCTTAGCAAAGGAACAATATATCTATGTAATGAATTATTTTTCGACTAAGACTACTTCAAAGGCCTGGAAAAAGATGTTTGAACATGCACTTACTCGTTCACGTAGTGCAGAAGATTCCACAGACGTTTCGCAAGTACAGTTCCAATTTTCCTCTCCCCTGACTTAACTGACGCAAGGGTTGCTTCATCTTGCTCCATGACTTTTTGGAGAGTTTGGAAGGTTTGAATTAGTGCAGAAGCAATTTTTACAGAAACTCCAGGACATTGTTGTAGACAACCAATTGCAAATACTTTGGGTTCAGCAGTATTAGCTTTTTTAGATGTGTGCATAACATCTGTATAACTTAGTGTTTCAGCAAGAAAGACTTTGGGATCATCCTTGAGTTGTGATTGTAGTGTATATAGAGTCTGGACTGTGTCATCTATAGATGATGTACAATATACAGAAATATTATAACGTAACATAAGACGATGTAACATCTTTTGTAACGATTGTTTTTCCAAAGTACGACGACTTCCTTCAAGGCCTTGTTCTAAGATATATAAGGGACGTAGTTTATGTTCTGCACAATAAGCAAGAAGACGTGTACGTTGTTCACGGTAACGACCATCAAGAATAGATGCTTCAAAGTCTGCAGTTGTTTTACGTTCAATGACGAGTCCTCCTGGTGCATCTGCTTGAATCCAAATATCTCCTACTACGAGTTGTTGGGTTTGAATAGTTGGCATACGCTGTATAAGAGCATGTTCTCGTATATCTAAGAGTATACTCATTCTTAGATATACATGGTTTGAATTGTTTAGATATTACTTACGACTATTTGTCTTTCTTCTACGCATAGAACGACTTTTTCTGCGTGAACCACCCTTTATAGCGATCATTTTATTATTCAGACTATGTCCTTCTTTTTTACTCAGATTCATATTTGTTTTAGGACTTTCAGGATCTAAGTTACTATTATTTCTACGCGGAGCTGTTGCTCCTATAATATTCTTGGGACTTTCAGGATCTAAGTTACTATTATTTCTACGCGGAGCTGTTGCTCCTATAATATTCTTGGGACTTTCAGGATCTAAGTTACTATTATTTCTACGCGGAGCTGTTGCTCCACGAGTATTTATATTTGCACCACCGCTTGTAAGCGAATCACGTTCCATACTAAAGAAACCACCCATCTTTCCTACTTTATAGTTTCTAATTTATCTATATTAACCATATTGTTGCCATACCATCTTAGGGCCAAATATTCCTTCAAGATTTGGATTATAATCATTATATTCACGTTTTTGAAGTCGTGTCTTTTCACCAGAACCATGATGCACTAGTCCTGATTGAACATCGTCTACAACACTCGGAATTACTAACATTTCTGAAGGGTCAACTTTAGAATTTAGTTCATTATCTTGTATACTTGCTTGGATTTCATTTTCCCATACAATTTTAGGATTCTTTTCTTGAAGTTCATAAATTTCATATACATTATTTGCTTTCTTTGCTACTTTTGCAATAAATCCCTTTTCACCATAAATACTTTGAATTAATTTATTTACATCCTTTTCATCACTTACGTTCATAGACTTGAATTTTTTAGGAGCATATTGTTTTAAAGCGTCAGCTTCCGCATTATTTTCAGATTCTTCATCGGGAGGTAAAATTTTAATAGATTCAATATTTTTATATGTAGCAGATTTAAAAGGTGCTGCTTTTGTACTAGGATTCTTTGCAAACATCGCTTGTTGTGCTTGAAATAGACTTGAATCAGGAGGTAGTTGTGACCAATCAAAAGGAAATTTTTGCTTCGCTAAATTAATTGCTTCGCGTTCCGTATCACGACCACCTTCATTTTGATAAATAAAATCTTGTTCAAAGTCACCACGTGATGTTTCGGTTGTTACATACGGTCTTTGTGTATTTGTTGTTGTATCAAGAACAGTTTCACAGTTTTCACATGATTTATAACCTTCTTCTTTTTTGTAAAGAGTTGATACATAAAATACAATATATCCAAGAGCTACAATCGATACTAATAATACTAAAATATCCATGTCTATTGACACCTCTATTTATGGAATAGGTTTTCAAATGTTCGGGACTTTTATATCTTACTGTAAATAGGATGAGAGTAGGAGGAAAAATAAGAAAATATATGCCCCGATCTGTTATGGGTCGTCTTTTACCTCCTGTAGATGTTACAAATGAATCAATGTTATCTGAATTGGATAAACGTATATCTATTGGCCCTGTAACACTAGTATTTGTCTATGCCGACTGGTGCGGACATTGCCAACGTTTCAAACCTGAAATGGAGAAACTTGAGAATCTACCTGGACGTAGTGTACAAATTGCTCGTGTTCGTGATGATATGTTACCCAAGAGTAGTCTAAATACTACGAAAATTGCTGGTTATCCTTCACTCTTACTAATCAAGAAAAGTGGCGAACCAACGACTTTTAAAGATGAAAGTGGGGAAGTGTCTAATGTAGTACCTGATCATGGAGATATGAATAAGATGGCTACACTTGTTCGTAATGCTGGAAAGGAAGAAGGTGTTTCTATTCTCGAACAAGGACAAAATATTGTTACGGATCGACTATCTCAATCAAACGTAAGTGCACTCAATACAACTCTTAAAAATTCAAAGAATCGTAATATACAAAAATCAACTGGTCCTGCTGTTATGGCTGGAGGAGGATTAGTAGGTGGTGGTCTATGGTCTCATTTATATGCCGCCTCTCAAAATATAGCTCCTGCAGCTGTCCTACTGCTCGGTGCAGTAGCAGTTAGCAAAAAATCTCGTTCTAGAAAGACACGCAAACAACAAAAATAACATAAATAACATAAGTAAAAAAATTGGTAGGAATCATTTAGTATACTATAGTACATAAAATGATTACATTTCATATCTTAGATGTTTGCGATCGTGATGAGAAAATTGTGAGTGAGTCTGAGAGTGAACGTCTAGTACAATACAGTACAAATCCTGATGACTCTGATGATGAATTCAAGAGTAGTAAAAAACATGCGTCAGGGTATACTTCAGGTCAACATATGGTGGTCCACTTGTTTGGTCGCACACAAAACGGACATAATATTCGTTGTGATGTAAAAGGTTTCAAACCCTTCTTCTTTATCAAGTCTATTGAAGGTGATAGGGCATTAAAGGAACAAGCACGTTCAGCAATTCGCAAGTTTGTTGAACGCCAACTTCCTCATGGTTCATCATCTGTTGAAATATCTCATTGTGATCGTAAGGAACTCTTTGGATATACTCAGGATAAGCGTATTCCTATGCTTAAACTAACAATGAATTCTAAGAAACTATTTTATGAAGTGCGAAAGCTCTTTATGGCAGCAGATACAAGGTCAGATTATAAACCAAAGTATGAGCCAAAGAAACTTGGTACCATTGGATTTCCTTTTGCAAGTATACCTGATGTCTATGAAGCAAACCTTGATCCTATGCTACGCTTCCTACACTTGCGGAATCTGAAACCTTGTCATTGGTGCAGTGTAGAAGGTTATAATGAAGCTGACTTGCCAACAAATAGTGTTGGTGTACTCGAGTGTGATTGGGAAGATATTAGTCCATGTGAAAAACCTGTTGCACCATTTGTAGTTGCTAGTTGGGATATTGAGTGTATGAGTACTACAGGTGCATTTCCTATGGCTACGAAGGGTGATCCAATCATTCAAATAGGTGTTATCTTGACTAAGCTTGGATTGTTAGAAACAGAAAAACATATCTTTGTACTTGGAACTTGCGATGAAATTCCTGAAGGTACTGTACACGTCTATAAAAAGGAAAAGGAACTACTCATCGGCTGGTTTGAGTGGATGGTTGAAAAGGAAGTGGATATTATGATCGGCTATAACATCTTTGGTTTCGATGAAAAATATGTTTGGGAACGTTGTGAGCAACTCGGCATTTCGATTCGTGATGAGGTACAACAAATGAATCGTTTGTTTGATGAAAATGGTGAAATGAAGCTCGATGAAAAGCGTTTAAGTTCTTCAGCTATGGGTGATAACATGCTCTACCTATGGTCAACGGCTGGTCGTCTTCGTATTGACTTGTATCACTATATCAAGCGTGGATATCAACTATCTTCTTATAAGCTTGATGATACTTCTCGTAACTTCCTCGGTGAAAAGGTCAAGGGTATTTGTGAGAAAGTAGAAGGGTGGCAACTTTCCATCGGTCCTTCCAAGCAAGATGTGGCAAAGGGGCGTAGTGTTGTGTTGCTAAATGAAGGAGGTGACACACTGTGTGAAAAGCTTGATGTTCTTGAGTATACAGATGGTTTTCTAACAGTATCATTTCCTGAAGATGTCATTCCTGAAGAGGTAGCAAAGTGGGCAATTGTAAAGGATGACTTGAGTCCTAAGGAAATGTTTCAAAAGCACCTGGGGACTTCTGCCGATCGTGCTGTCATTGCTCGTTATTGTATTCAAGATTGTCAACTTGTACTTGACCTATTCAAAAAGTTGGATGTCTTTAACAATGCTATGTCTATGGCAAACGTATGTAGTGTTCCTATTTCCTATATCTTTCTACGCGGTCAAGGAATTAAGATTGAAAGTCTCATCTTCAAGTACTGCTATGAAAATGAACAATGCATCAAAGTTCTAAGTGGAGGCAGTGGTTATGATGGTGATAAGTATGAGGGTGCGATTGTACTTGACCCTGTTCCTGGATTTTATACAGTACCAGTTGGTGTAGCAGACTTTGCTTCACTGTATCCGAGTACGATCATTAGTGAAAACATTAGTCATGATACTCTTGTTTGGGTAAAGGATTTTAAGGAAGATGGAACGCAGGGTGTAATCGTATGGGGTTCTGAATTATATGACAATCTTCCTGGTGTTTCCTACACAGATATTGAGTATGACAACTTTAGTGATGACCCTGAGGATGGGCGTAAGGTAAAACGACAAATTAAAGGTGGTATTCGTGTATGTCGCTACTCACAAAATACTATGGGAACAATTCCTAAGATTGTACAAGGACTTCTAGCCGCACGAAAGGCAAAGCGAAAGGAAGGTGAAAAAGAGTCTGATCCCTTCCGTAAGGCACTCTTGGATGCCGAGCAACTTGCTTACAAACTTACAGCAAATAGCTTGTATGGTCAGCTAGGTTCAGGAACTTTCAAGGTTCGTCTGAAGGCATTGGCGGCTTCAGTAACTGCCTATGGTCGTAAGCAAATTATGTTTGCTAAAAAGGTCATTGAAGACCAGTATGGTTCAGCATCAAATGCTTCTGCACAGACAGTGTATGGTGACACGGATTCATTGTTTATCTCATTTAACCCGAAAGATCCATCGACTGGAAAACCTCTTGAAGGTCAAGCAGCTCTTGAAGCAACGATTCATTTAACCGAGGAAGCTGGTAAGTTGGTGACAAAGGCACTCAAACCTCCTCACGATTTTGAGTTTGATAAAGTGTACTGGCCTTTCATTATCTTTAGTAAAAAGCGATATGTAGGTCACAAGTATGAAGTGGCAGATAAGTACTCCCTCGCATTTATGGGCATTGCACTCAAACGTCGTGACTATGCCGCAATTGCGAAACGATTCTATGCTGGAGCCTTGCAGATTCTCTTGAACGAGCGTGATGTAACTAAGGCAGCGAACTTTGTCAAGGAGATGGCCAGTGACCTAATTGATGGAAAGTTTGGTCTTCAACCATTGACAATTAGTAAGTCTCTACGTTCTGAGTATAGATTAGCTCCTGCTCATAAAATGTTAGCTGATCGTATTGCAATTCGTGAACCTGGAAATGCTCCATCAAGTGGAGACCGTATTCCCTACGTCTATGTCCAAGCAGAAGTTGGTCAAAAGGCTTCGGATCTACAAGGAGATCGGATTGAAACTCCAATGTATATTAAGGAAAAGGGATTGAAACCTGACTACATGTACTATATTGATCATCAAATTGCCAATCCACTGTGTCAACTCTTTGGTGTAGTTGCTGAACAAATTCCTGGATATTCAGCATATACTCCCAAAGGTGGTTGGTCTGACCTTCCTGAAGCACGTATTGTTCAACGTGAAACAGCGGCCTACTCACTATTATTTCAGGATGCGATTTCAAAAAATGCAAACTCGGCAAAACGGGCCTTTGTAAATTTATTTAGTAGTGGGGAACCAGCTACAAATAGTGTAGTACGAACACGACCTATGCGTCAGGCGGCTGTAGTAGCAAATCAACGTATTTTAACAAAGCAACAAACTACTCTTGATAGTATGTTTGCCGCTACAATTCAACTCAATGCGGTTAAGGAAGTACAGAAGCAGAAGCAGAAGCTACAGAAAAAAGCTAAGACTGAGGATTAGACATTGGTCTAAAAAATTGAAACTAAATTTTTTATAGTAGACTGTGTGGGCTATGAAGTTTCCTATTAAACGTGAGGACCTGAAAGGGTATGAATTGGATAAGGCCAACGGGGAGATTAAGGAGAAGAAATTCCAGAAAAAACTAGATGAATTAGTTGTAGGAATTTGTACTATATTTGAGTATATGTTTCCTGCTTGTCATAAGGAAAAACGATTTTACTATCATCTAGAATCACTAGAATTAGATAGTATTCCATTGTTTGACGAAAAAGGATTTTATGTTAATAAACCTGGTCATACATTGAATATACTCATTAGTAAACTAAAAGAAAAGTTTATTGGATGTGATATTAGTGTAGATATTTTGAAAACATATCTTATAATTGATTGGTCATAGATGAAACCTATTAAACAAATAGATTGTTAATATAATAGGATTGAAGAATTATGGGGCAAGGTACATCAAAAGAAAATTTTTTAGAAGATGTGAAACGACCTGAGCATATGCCATTGTCAGGACATAATGCTTTACAGGCACTATATCGTGCCGAGATTCTTGATTCTTACAGAGAAAGAATAGAAATTTCACCAACAAATCGTATATCTCGTAAAACTTTAAAATATCTTCCTGAACTACATTCTATTTCTAAAGAAATTCCTAAGGCAGAACTACCATGGCCAAATGGACAAGTAATTTGGATGGATCCTAGTTCTGACAATGGTCTTCCTCATACACGTCCTCCTAATCTAATCTGCCTTCCTTCTACAATACCTAATTCTATCCTTGCTAATACCCTACTACATGAACGTGTACACATAAGTCAACGTTTACATAGTGTAGAATGGGAAAGTATTTTCAAAAATGCGTGGTCATTGACTCCATGGAAAGGAAGTATTCCATCTGATATTCAACTACGTCGTCGTATAAATCCTGATTTAATTTTTGTTCCTTTTTTTCAATGGAAAAAACAATGGGTTCCATTATCTATATTTAAAAGTCTTACATCTCCTGACTTAAAGGAAGTAGATATTGTATGGTGGGATACTAGTAGTCGTATAATACATCGTGAACCTCCCCCCAATTGGGTAGACTTTTTTGGTGATGTTGATCAAGGTCATGAACATCCTTATGAACTATCTGCATATATGATTGAAAATAAGAGTCCTACAAAGGCTTTTAAAGCTCTTGAACCCTTATTAGCTTCACTTCCCACAAATGAACTTTAGACTGCTGTTCATTTAAATTGTGCACGGGTCTAGACAGTAATAAGATAGGGAGGCGGATTCTTTACAAGTATTGGCTCTTCCTCCATGCGTTCAATTTCTACCTCAGAAATATCAATTCCAGACCTTTCAATAAGTTCTACAAACTTGAGCTTATACTTCATAATAATCATAATCGATTCATCTACACTTGTGAACTTGTCCCAAAGATTAGAGACTTCCTTAACTTCAATACCAAGAATACTTAGATTCTTATCTATATGATCAAATCGTAGACCTGATTGTTTTACAACACAATTAAGAATATTACCATATTCATCTTTGTCTACATTGAACATCTTACATGCATTCTCATAACTTAACGGATAGCCTACATACAACATTTTTTATGATGTTTGTTATACTTCATAAAAAATGTTTTGTTGTTTCAATTTTTTATGATTGTAAGGTAAGCCAGGTTGCATAAGAAACAGGTAGGGCACATAGTATTGAACCTCCAAGAATATGAATTGCATAACCCGTTGAAGTCATACTTGTTTGTTTCATAAGTTGACCCTTACCAAATAACCTTGATATAATTACTGCAAGAAATGTAGGGCCAAACCCTGTAAGAGCCGAAAAGCCTGCTATTTGTAACTTAGTTAAGTCAGAATGTATATAATTTGCCGTGACTCCAAAACATGCTAAAGAAAGAGTTAAATATACTACAAACTCAAATGTAGGAATTGTAAGAAGTGTACTCTTGGCATCTTCACGAGGCTTGGGTCCATCACTATCTCCATCACCTTGCATAGAAGATCTGAACGTACCAAAAAGAACATCCATAAATCCTGCATCACCACCTGCATAATTACACTCAAAATAACGATGATGCATATAATGGAAAGCATCACTTTGGAAGTGGTCTTCATATCCACTATGACCTGCTGCAGGACTAAATAGTAAGTGAAGACCATTCCAGAAAAATGCATACGGACTGCAGTAGAAAACAAGACTAGGGGCTACACATGCATAATAATAAAGATGTTCAATAGGGTGCATACAAAGACCCGAAAAAGGTTCAATATCTGTATTACGATGATGAAGACTATGTACTTGTTGATACAAGGGTCCAAAATGTAAGAAACGATGAGCAAAGTAAAAATGTACACTACGCCATACTGGAACTCCCATAAGTGCTGCTAATAAATATAGATTTCCATTAGTAGTTCCACTAAAAGTAATAGCATCACTTATATACGGAAGACGACCACTAGCCCATAGATAACAGAACACATTTTCATAAAGCGTCCAAATACATACTCCTGAAAGAGTCCAAAACATATTATGTACTACCTTTTGAATATTATAATTGCGATTCGCAATAAAAGGTCGAGAAGAATAATTCAAAAAATGTAAGGTTGTATGCCAAAAACCAAAGTATCCAATCACGGTCGGAATCCAAAGCCTTAATCGTTCGTTTAAGAAATTGTAGGAAATCGGAGAAAGAGCAGCACTCGAAGATGAGCTGAGATCATAAGGAGCAAAATTATAAAGTACTAGGGACATAGAAGCCCATACAAAGTTTGGTGAATTAATTAAGACAAAAGGAGTATTTGTCAACCAACCTAGGAAGGTTGCCGTCGGTATTTCACTCATTCCTGGTAACTTTGTCTTATCAACGTAGGCTGGAGGTTCACCAAAAAATTTTCCATTTGTTAATCCAAACCAATTACTTATATCAAAACCGCCAAAAACCATCTTTATTATGTTATATATTATTTATATCAGAAATATTTATTCATAATATTTCTGATATAATATCTTCTTTTCCCAATGATGTCCCCATCTTCCAAGAGGTATGACAGGTTCAACTTTCCGCCTGAGGATATTATATAGAAAGTAGAATATCATTTTTTATGTTTTATATAAACATAAAAAATTTAAAAATCAATTTTATTACTGGAAAGTAGTTGTTAACAAATTACATAATTGTAGTATGGGGGGTAGCTATATAGAGTGCATTCTTGTATCCAAGTTCATGAAGAATTTCCGTAGCCTTTCTTGCTCTTTGTCCTGAATTACAATATGCAAGAATATGTATATTCTTATTTGGAAAGTCACGGTGCATTTGATTTTTCAAATCAGCACTTTGAATATGTACCGAACCAGGATAGTATCCTAGTGTTTGACGTTCTAAGTTTGTACGAACATCTAAGATTAAATCAAATTTCTTATTTTTTATCATCTTTTTTGCTACACTAGGATTTATTTTATAGGGAGAGTTTACAGCATAGTCATATAAGTAATATAATCCTAGTAGTGGAAATATCAAGAATAGTAAAAAAGGGAAGTAATGTTTCAGGGATGACTTCATCTAATAGTGTCCTGAATTTTAAATTTGTCCTTCAAAGTTTAATAGAACTTGCCACTTTGATTCTAGCAATGACTCCCACCCATCATAATACATATAAATAGCAGAGACAAGTGCTTGAGGCAAGGTATATTTATTATTTTTAATATCACGAATTAAATCACCGACTAACTTATAACGTTTTGCGATTTCTTCAGGTATTTTTCTATCGTTTTCTGGGCTATAATCGTCTGGATTCCATCGTATGAAATATACTGGAAGTCCGCCAAAACTCTGACCGATATTCACCATACGTGTCTGTTCGCAAAGACATTGTCGTTCTTGATGCTGATGCTCGTCGCACTCGAGAATAACTATTTTATCGTTGAAATCATAGACACGGTCAGGTCGTTCCTTTCCACAGATACCATTATCAATAGTAACATCTGTAGAATCACCTTTCAGGCCACGAGCATCTAAGTATGCCATAAGGGCATTTTGTTTTGCTAAACGAGCAGTTGCGAAAGATGCGGGATTACAGTTTTCGCATTTGTTCTCCTTATCCAAGACATACAACATATTACATGAAGAGCAGGGTTGCTCTACTAGATTTTGTTCTTCACTTGTCTTATGAGTTTCACAATGTTTTGGAACCCAGTTTGTGCCCCAGATAGCCAATTCTTTACATGAGGCACACTTCGCATTGGGTCGACGAATCATTCCTTTTTGACGATGCGATGCACAATGGCTTCTTTGATGACCTGGTTTTCCATATGATTGACGGGTTTCACACCCTTCATGTTCGCATTTCTTATGCTTGACATCCACCATTTCAGCTGTCTTATGTGTTCCACAGAAGCGACCTTTGCCTCCTTTGATGTCAAAGCTTGGTCGAGATTCACACCCTTCATGTTCGCATTTCTTATTATTCACATCCACCATTTCAGCTGTCTTATGTGTTCCACAGAAGCGACCTTTGCCTCCTTTGATGTTAAAGGCTGGTTGAGATTCACACCCTTCATGTTCGCATTTCTTACTCTTCACATCCACCATTTCAGCTGTCTTATGTGTTGCACAGAAGCGACCTTTGCCTCCTTTGATGTCAAAGGTTGGTATGGATTCACACCCTTCATGTTCGCATTTCTTACTCTTCACATCCACCATTTCAGCTGTCTTATGTGTTCCACAGAAGCGACCTTTGCCTCCTTTGATGTTAAAGGCTGGTATGGATTCACACCCTTCATGTTCGCATTTCTTACTCTTCACATCCACCATTTCAGCTGTCTTGTGTGTTGCACAGAAGCGACCTTTGCCTCCTTTGATGTCAAAGCTTGGTCTAGATTCACACCCTTCATGTTCGCATTTCTTACTCTTCACATCCACCATTTCAGCTGTCTTGTGTTTTCCACAGAAGCGACCTTTGCCTCCTTTGATGTCAAAGCTTGGTCTAGATTCACACCCTTCATGTTCGCAT